GAGTGACTACACGAAGCAGCAAGAGAAATCCGAGCGCGAGGTGGCCAGGCTGAAGTCCGAGCTCGGAAACACGCAACGCGAGCTGGCGCATGCGCAGACGCCAGATGGCGTGAAGTCAGCTCTGTTGGAGCTAGACAAGGACCCCAATGTGGGAGGGCCTATCGGCGCCGTAACAAAGGCGTGGCGCCAACTCTACGACAAGACCGCCGAACTTGTTGTGCAGCTTCGCTCCGTGAGCGAGGAACGCGACAAGCTGCGCGCCGAGCGGGATGGGCTGAACGCTGTCCAGTTGGCTTACGAGAAGCTGGTGGACGACTTCAACAATTGGGCGCAGGACGCGGAGCCGAGAGCATTCGGGAAGTTCATTGCCATGGTTGCCGCTTGCAAAGTCGGGCCCCAGCAATCCCCCTCCGACAGTCCGGCAAAGCTCGGCGGGCCCGTTGATGCGCTGCGGAGGGAAGTTGTGGATGCGCTGCGTGAAGCGACACAACAGACCTCGTCATCCGAGTGGCGTAACGGTTTCTGCGCCGCTGCTGACCGCCTGGAGCGCGGAGGCAAAGCCGATGGCTGACGTTTGCCCGGATTGCGGCAAGGCTCGAGTCTCAACCATGGAGGAGTTCTGGAAGAACCCGAGCTACTCCTGTCCGATGGACGTGCAGCGAGAGGCGCGTCACGATAACTGGTTCGAGCTTCAGTGCGTCTCTGGTCGACTGGGGCAAAGGGAAGACCGCATCCGCGCCCTCGAATCCGAGCTGGCTGCAGCTCGCAAGGCAGTCGATGCGGCGGACGCTATGCGCGTAGCCGGAACCAATGGCAGCTGGTCACGGGGCAAGTACCAGCCGACGGACGAAGCGCTGGCCTACGACGTGGCGCGCCAAGAACTCAGGAATTCAGCCTCACCACGGCCAGAACCTGAGCACCGCGACGATGGCGGCGGCAAGGAGCGAGAGACGTGAAGTCGGCTTTCGGAATCAAGCTCACCGAGCGTGGTGGCGAATTGCTCGGACCCAATGTGCGCTTCTGGCAAGCCACACAGGGCTGGTGCGGGAGCGTCTACATCGACGGGTTTCTTGTCTCGGAGACGATCGGCTGCGCCTCGCCGCAGGCCTGCTACCGCTCTCTGCGCGGCCGCGTGAAGAACCTTCGGAACGCGCTGACCAAGGCGCTGGGGGAGAAGACGCGGTGAGCCAATTCTCCAAAGAGGACACCGTCCGAATCCTAAACAACCTCGACATCATGAGCGCGGGCCACATCCCTCCCGAGCGGCGGGCATGGGCGCATATGTTCATCGCGTTGGGACTGCTGCAGCAGGTGGCGCCGAGCGCCGAGGTCTTCACACGAGAACGCTGGCTGCGCTTCGCCGGCATCATCTACGACAATGTCTACGGTGCGCTGAGCAGCGAGAAAGGACCGCAGGCATGACCGACCTCTACCCACCCCAAGACCCCATCGCCCTCGGCGAGCACTACACCCGCCACGCTGACGCCTTGACCAGCATCTTGCACAGCAAGGGGGAGATTGCGGAACAGCTGGCTTGGCGTGACCAGCGGATTGAGCAACTACTCGCCTCGTGGGAAAAGGCTGCCGCGGAGGCCGATACCTGGCGTTTCTGGGCATCGAAGAAGCATGGCTCCCCTCTCACCAGCGACGAAGCCGCGCGTGAGCACATTGACGCTGGCGGCCGCTTCATCAATGAGGCCCGTGTGTGGCTACAGAGCCGGCTTGTGCGCGCTGACTCTCGCCTAGCTATCCTCTCCGGTTTCGTCCGCAACGCGCTCGCCTCCGGACAGCTCGAAAAGCTCGAAGACGCGCGGCACTACTTGGATGACGCGGAGCGGCCCACGCCGACCGAGACCGCGCCCGAGTGCACGTGCGGCGCTAGGTACTCCGCGCGCGCCCACGAGAAACATTGCGCGTTTCAGGTTTGGTCGTTCGGGCGAGCGCTTGCCGAAACCCCGCCCCAGGGCGCCCACATCGACCCGATCGAGAGCGGCAGACCGGGCAAGGTCGCGATCACGAATGCGCCCCAGGGCGCCCCGAACCTGCACTCAATCATCGACTTGAAGGTGGACACGGGAGAGCCCCAGGGCGCCCCAAGGATCTGCGGCAACCCAAGCGACGGTGGTCGCCCGTGCATGCAGCCGCGCGACCACCAGGGCGCCTGCGCGAATTGGGATATTGACCTGGTAGAGAGGTAGACCGGCGCTCGTAAAACTCACGTGCTAGGAAATCTCATGGGTAGCTCAATCCCTAGGGTGCATCTGGATCGGGGTGACGGAACGCCGTGGTGCTTCACCCGCAGCAAGCACATGGCGCTCGGCGACGACGCGACCGCCAACTGTGGACACTGCTTCGGTCAGCGCAAGAAGGCACCAGGACCACACCAGATCCTGCGCTGCTCGCGGTGTAAGAAGGACAAGCCGGGCGCGGAGTTTCCGACCAGCCCGAGCAAAGCCAGCGGACACCACAGTTACTGCCGACCTTGTTTCATCGAGTGGGAGAAGGCCAATCGTAAAGCCAAACGCCGCGCGGTGAGTGAGCGCGAGAAGCGCTACTACCACGCCAACCCGGGCCCGAAGCGCGCCCTGTCCAAGCTCAACAACGAGCGCAAGCCAAAGGCTGTCTACGCGCGACAGGTCATCCGCAACGAGATCAAGCGCGGCCGGCTGAAGCGCGGAGCCTGCGAGGTGTGCCAGAGCACGTTCGCGGTGCACGGTCATCATGACGACTACGACCGAGAAGAATGGCCCGGGAGCGAACCTCGAAGGCGAACCTGTGCTCGTCGAGCGCTGGAGCAGGAGATCCGCGTGAAGTGCTATTGCGCCGAGTGCTTCGAGGAGATTGGTGACTGTCAGCCCTGGTGCAGCGAAGCGCAACGCGAGCGAGAGCAACGTCTCAGGGCGCCCCAGCCCGCCGCTCCACGTAGCGTCGAGCAAAAGCCTCAAGAACAGTAGCGAACAACACAGGAGGCCTTGAATGCACAGCTGCCCAAGTTGCGGATCGCGCCGACCCGAACTGCGCGAGCACACGCGCCTGAATGAAGTTGGAGAATTCCCAGCTTGTGAGAACCCGTGGCACGGTGGCGACGAGCGTTGCGGCTGCGGCGCAGCTCGCGAGCGCAGACGTGGACAGCGTGGAATCCCGCATGCCCGTGGCTGCTCGGCCAATGCGCCGCTAGGGCGCCCCGACCCCGCCCGCAATGAAGCGTCGGGCGAAAACAACCAGGAACACGGAGACCAATCCATGAGCGGAGTACAATCAGACGAGATCGAAGGCGCTCTGTTTCGCGACAGTGGCGTGATGCGCGAGACGGAGATGGCCGTTCGGCTCCGGGATGACATCCTGGCCTTGAACAAGTCGCACTACGACTACGAGGTACGTGGATCGCTAGCGCTCGTCGAGCTGAAGCGCGGGCTCTGGACCAAGCAGTTCTTCGGCGCACGTGGTGACGACACCGTGGGCGCCCTGCATCGCGCGGCGCAATACGTCCGAGAAAACCCCTAAGAACACTTGATCTCGGCACTAGCGCATGAAAGACCCAGCATGAACGAAAAGAACGACCCCGCTGTTGCCTGCCCGCGGTGCGACGGAAGCGGCGATGACCCGTCTTCAATGCAGGGCGTCCGCACTTGCTCCAACTGCAACGGCAGCGGGCTTGTGAAGGCGTCAAGCGTCCCCATCCCCGAGGGCTCGACAATCTGCCCGCAGTGCTGGGCGTGGTGGCCTCACCACCACATGCGGGACGGCAATCCGATCCCGCGCAATCCGCCGCCAGGAATGAAGCCGCTACTCGCCGGGGCGCCCCAAGAAAACACGCCCGCAACCACCGACGATCCGTCCAAGAACGCCTGACCGCGCAGAAGGCGCCCTTGAGCTACTCTCTACCCTCCGCCCATGCCCACCCGCTCCGACCTCGACCTGCTCGACGCCTTCATCCGCAAGGCGGCGCACGAACCCATCAAGCATCACGAGGTTTCGATGGCGCTGCAGGCGCTGGAGCGAATTGAGCGGGCGCTGAAAGAAAAGGCGCAACCGGAACCAGCGCCGTCCGAGAAGAAGTAGCGGCGGCGCCCACTTCGAAGCGCATACGCAAAGGGGGAGGGTTGAAGCGAGCCGGCACAATTTCAGGTAGAATGAGGTCGTCGATGCCGTCAAACGTCTACTCGTACATTCGCGTTGGTGCCGTGTTCAACCGGCATGTGGTGACTGCCCTGCATGTTAGGGAGCGCGGAAAGCGGATGTGGCAATGCGAGTGCCAGCGCTGCGGCCAGTCGGCGCAACTCAAGCCCGGCAGGGTCGCCACTGTCGCATGCCCACGTTGCGATGGCGTGCGGCGTGACCCTAGGGTTGGGCGCAAGAGATCCGACTGGCGCGCTGGCTCCAAGAGCGGCGTGTTTGCGCATCCGTTGTATACGATCTGGGTATCAATGATCGCTCGCTGTTACCGGCGACGTGACAAGAAGACCCGTCTCTACGCGAATCGCCGCGTGTGCGACCGCTGGCGCAAGTTCAAGGATTTTGTCCAGGACATGGCGGCACTCGGCCCGCGCCCTTCACTTCAGCACTCGATCGATCGCATCGACAACGACGGTGACTACGAGCCGGGCAACGTTCGGTGGGCCACCACAACGCTCCAGCGGCGGAACCGCCCCGACAACCGCATTCTGGAGTTGGATGGGATTCGAATGACTTCGGCTGATTGGCGCGACAAGCTGGGCTTCAAGCGCAACCTGATTCGCAACCGACTCAACAACGGCTGGACGGTGCGTGAAACGCTAACGACCCCAGTAGGCGCTTGGCGAAGATCGAGGGCCTAGACATGAAACGCCGCTCGTTCCTGCTGACCGCCGCCACGGCGCTCGTTCCGTTGTCGCGGGCTCACGCGCCGAAGCGCGTGCCAGGCACCATCACTCTCCGTGGCAACGCTTCGCGGTCCGTGGAGTGGCTGGTCACCGAATGGCGTCGCGGCCCCGATGGTTCCTTCAGCACTAGCCACGTTGGCACGATACTTATGCGCAATCCCGCGTCCGGTGAGGAGCTGCGGGCGTGAAGCGTCGCGGCTTCCTTCTCGCGGCAGCCACGGCGTTTGTCCCCGTGCCGAAGGTGCCGGCGCCATTGGCGCCATCTGCTCTCTGCCTCGTCGAATGGTACTGGTTTCCGGGTCCCCTTGATGAGGAGAGAAGGAAACGAATCGAGGACTATCTCAAAGCGCGCTGGGGACTATGACCCGGGTCGAAGCCTTCTCAGGACACATTGGCGTTCGCGTCAACGGCGACCGCTACGAATACACCTGCGACGGGATGCTCTGGAGCGGCGAATTCAGCCTGCTGCTCCAGCCGCCGACGAGCATCATCTACGAGCTCGTGCGCAAGATTCGGTGGTGTCGCGATGGCGGGGCTTTCGCGCCGGGACACGAAGCGTTGGCCATGGCCGCTTGGGTCGATTCGCGAGTGGCAGAGCGCGACAAAAAGCAAAACGCCGCCCCAGCCCGCGAAGGCTGAGACGGCGTCTACACCAGCACCGAAGCGCTGGCGGGGGGATGGGATTGGCGGCTACTGCGGCTTCGGCTCGGGCAATCTCTTGGGAGAGTCAGGGCAATCGTCGTCGAAGGGCTGCTGCTTCAGCGCCGCGCCCATTCGGTCGACCGCCGGCAGGAGTGAGCCGCCGATTTGGCCGACCTTCTTCCGCAAGCAGCGCTGCAGGTCGATTCCCTCGTTGGTCGTGGTCGTGAGCTTGTCGAGCCGGGAGACCACCTTGCCCTCGAACTTTTCTAGCCGCTCATCGAGCTGCTGAGCCGTCAGGGGCGGCGGTGCCGGTTTGTCGTGCGAGGCCTTCAGGGCGTATCCGCCGCCGCCGAGCATGGCCACGAGCGCCGCCGGCGCGCCTATGCGGCGTAGGAAGACGCGTGTGACCTCTCTGACGAAGCGGCCGATGTGCTCGTCGCTCAGGACGGCATTGCCCGACGCGGGCGCCTCGCTGGCCTTAGCGGCGCGCTGCTCCGCCAGCTGCTTCTCGGCCTCCTCGGCGCGGCGCTTGTAGGCGGCGGCCTGGGCTTCGGCGGGGTGAAGGCTGGGAGGGGGCAGGGGCTGCGCTGGCTGCCCGCTGACGGGCGTTTGGGAGCGCTGGGCCTCGATGCCCGCCGACGGGGTTGCTCGCACCGTCTGAGCCGTTGTGGACGGCGCGCGCTCGGTTTTCGCAAGCTCTCGCGGGAGCGCGGGCGGCGACAGGCGCGGGATGCCGGGCAGGGTCTGGGTCCGTTGGCGAGGGGCGACCGGAGCGCCTTCGAGCCCAGGATGGTGCCTCACGGCGCCGCGCTCGGGCTGGTCGGGCGTGACGATGCCCTGGAGCTCTGGGCTACTGCCCGGGCGACGGGGCGGGGCGGGCGGGGACATTGGCCTTCGCTTCCTTGAGGTCCGCTTCCAGCTTGGTCACGAGGCCCTTGAGATCGGCCAGCTGTCGCTCGATGTCGTCGAAACGCTTCTCGCCTTCGGCCAGGCGCTTGGTTTGCTGCGCGTCGCTTTCCTCGAGAGTGATCAGCCGATTCCCGATGCTCTCGACCGAATAGACGACCTCGCTCATGGCAGCTTTGAGATCGGCAACGTTGGCGTCGGAGGCCTCCCTTGCGGCGGCACTTAGACGGAGCACCAGCGCATCATCGCGTGCAGCCCGACCCTCGCGGTCTTTTCGTTGGTCTTCGTGGATTTCTACGAGCTTGTCGTAGGCGGCTTTCCAGTACTCGGGTGGTGCAGGAGCAGGAGCAGACGGGGCAGCCGGCAGCATGGTCGCTGCGGCCCGCGTCGCTTCTGCATCATCGGCTCCGGGCGGACTCGTGTCGCGCTCCGCGCGGTCGGTGTCGGGAGCGATGGTTTCGGCGGTCTCGCGGTCGGTATCGTTCGGCATCGGCTCTCGCGTTGGAAAGTCGTCTTCGGGGTCGTCGAGGCTGGACATGTAGAGCAGCGGCGGCTGGTGGCGCAGGTGCCCGCTGTCGCAGAGCACGGACGCGATCACGATTCCGACTCCAGCATCGCGGCGCGCTTCTCGGCGTCGATGGCGTCCCACACGCCGTCCATGCTCGACATCGCGGCGAGGACAGCCTCGGTGTGCAGGTAGGTCTCGCCGTCGCGGCCGACGCAAGCAAGCGCCTCGCAGATCTCACCACTGCTCACCAGCTCGCCCGGGTTCTGACCCGCGAGCTTGCCCAAGAATTCCTTGTGCAGCGAGACGACGGTACGGGCGTAGGTGGCCTCGTCCGCGGTGAAGTATCCGGCAAGCTTGAGTGCGTGCACGTAGCCCGCGGCGTCACCAGCCAGCAGACGCTGCCAAGCCGCCGCATAGTGCCCACCACCAACGAAGTCGACGTAGCTGAACGCGCCGTCGAAGCGGTTCGCGTAGGCGCGCATCCGTGTCTGCGGGTGACCACTCGGCACAGCAACGCGAACACCCTTGATCGCCGACCCGGGGCCGCCAACAAGCTCACCTTCGGGAGCGAACCACACCACGACGTCTTTCCCGTCACGGTGAAGCACCTCGTTGAGCAGGATGCACGTGTACTGGCCAACGTACTGCTCGCCGGCCTTCACGTTCCCCCAGTTGGCATTCCAGATCGACTGCCAGCGGCCGGTCTCGAGCGCTGTTTTGGCGAGCGCCAGCGCCAGCACTTCGCGCGTTGGATCCTTGCCGAGCTTGTCGCGCAACGCGGCGCGCATGGCGTCGGATGCTTCGCCGAATCCGAACGGAGTTTTCTTCGGCGCCGTGTAGGTGGCTAGCATCTACTTCCTCCAAAGCCTGACCGCGTCAGCGAAGAACGAGAGGCCGACGACGCAGGCGGCGCCGACCAGGACGACCTTTTCGAAGGCGCGGCGCATCAGTGCACCGAGTCAGCGTTGAACGCGACGACGAACGGTTCGGCCAGACTGATGCCGCCGAGCTGGGTTGCGGCGCCTGTGCTTTGCAGCACGTCAGACTTGCAGGTCGTGGTCGTTCGGTAGACCCACGTCGGCTGCGTCACGATCGGCCCGCCCGGTACCCAGGTCGGCTCCGTGGGCCACGGTTGGATCGGTGGGTACACCGGATACGGCACGTAAACCGGCTCTGGCAGCGGTGCTGTCTTCGCGGGCTGGCCGCACTCCTGGCACAGGCCGCAGCAAGAGCAGAACTCCTTGCAGCCCGAGATGCAGCGCTTGCAGTGCTTGCAGGACTTGGACATCAGACGCCGCTCCCCGGCACGATCGGCTTGTGATGCAACGCCGCGTCCAGCCGCTTCTCAGCCTGGTCCGCCAAGATGTCGCGCTCGGCTTGCGACAGCACCTGCTCGGGCGGCTTGCCAGCGATCAAGCCCTGAATGGCCTTGCCGATGACGGGCAACAGCTCCTCGCCCGCGTCCTTGAGCAACTCGACGATGGCGTCGCGCGTCACTGGTCACCTCCGCAGGCTCGCCAATTCTTGATGGCCAGGCGGCACTCTTGGTAGGTCTTGCAGGTGTCGTCGCCGTCGTGGCACTCGACACGGATCCGCGCCTCGCAGCCGGCCATGATGGTGCTCAGCGCGACGATGCTGCAGGGCTCGGGCTTGGCGATGGTCTGCGGCACTGGGGCGCAACTCGTGAGAAGCAGGCAGGTCGCGATGGCCATCGCCACCATGCTGATCGCCAGCGCCATGTTGTCAGTGAGGCTTCGCATCTCCAACGGACTACCGCTCATGTCCTGCGGAAAGACTTCCTTGGCAGCGACGGGCGGGGAGTCTGCCGGCGGCGACTTGGGCGGATCCTTCGGCTCACCCTTGGCCAGCGCCACGACGTTACTGAGCAGCTTCGGCAGGTCCGCCGCGACAGCTTCCAGCATCTTGCCGAACGCGACGACGCGGGCCAACTCGAGCTTGAGGCCGACCTTTTCGACGAGCGAGCCGATGAGGCCGATCACGACGGGCGCGAGCGGTGAGGAGAGCAAGGCGATGAGCTGGGTGGTGGTCAATGTGGTCTCCTAAAAAAGCTCCACCGCCACCGCTCTCCACCTTGGGAGGAGGAAGCAGCGAGCGGCGGGGTGGTGTGTTAGGCTCGCGCCATGCCTTGCCGCTGTCCCTGCCACGACGGCACCCCGTGGATGCTCTGCGACTGGGCCGCTTGCTGCGCCGAACCGCGCAAGGTGACGCGGGCGCCGACGCCGGGTCTCGTGATCTTGACGATGGGGCAGAGCGCGGGGATTGCCAGGGCGGAGCTCGAAGAGACGCTGGCGGATCCGGGGATGAGCGAAGCGGAGAAGGGGCGCGTCGCTGAGCACTACAGGGCGGCGATGGCCGCCGACTAGTGGCTGCAGATCGTCAACCGGCGGCTACCGTCTTCGATCGAGCCGTCGCCGAGCGTGACGCGGCAGCGCACGACGTACTCAGCTCCCTCGGTTCCGCCAGACAGCCACAGCATGATGAAGCCGGCGTACGCGCCATCGCCCCGCGCCGAGTCCCCGATCACGAGCGCCGCGTCGCCCTCATCGATCGCCAGCTCGAACGTGTCGATCTCCCCGCGGTCTTCGATCGCCAGCCAGCGCGTCCAATCGAACCAATAAGGCAGGTTGGACTGTGGGTCTTTGGAAGGCCACGAACGGATTGAGCACGTCATGGTGGGACGACCGCGATGCGAGGATTGAGCTCGTTCGGGATGATGAAGACGGCGCCGGACTGGAGCTGGACGTTGGCGCCTACGTCGACGGTCAGGTCGATCGCGATGGCAGCGAATACCGGCACCGACATCTGCAGGGTGGCGCTGGCAATGACCTCGTCCGAGAGATCGATGGCCGCCGTGAAGGTGACCTCGATTGCGCTCTGCAGCAGAACGGAAACCGCGACGTCGTCCGCTACATCAACGGCGATCGTCGCGGGGATTGACTCGGAAAGCGTGACCGATGCCGTGACGTCGTCGGAGATGTCGACGGCCGCGGATAGCGAGACGGCGTTGTTGGCGAGCAGGTTCGCGGACGCCGCCGCGCCGCTGTACCAGGCAAACGCCGCCATGCGCTAGGCCACTTTCCGCACGCTGGTGTCGAACGCCCGGTCCGTGCCCGCGGTTTTGGTCATGGTCACGTCCCACCCGTTGACGACGGTGATGGGCGGCGTGCAGAAAAGCTCGCTCTGGGCGTCGCTCAGAACCGCTTTGAACAGCAGACGCTTGGTCCCGCTGGCACGCGCAGTCTCATAGACCTTCACGACGAACTCGTCGCCTTTGGCCATGTTCGAGATGTCGATAAACGCCTGCATGACGCACGCGGTTGTGTCGGCCTGCAGTGACGACGTACCGCTGAGCAGGCTCAGCTCCGTGGTCGAAACGGACAGGGCCGTTTGGGGCGTCTGCGTGATGGCCATCGCTCAGGCCCCAACGCCCCAGGTGATCGTCATGGCCGTGCAGGAGACGACTGCGCCAGCGACGATGCTGAGAGTGTTCAATTGGCACTCATTTCCGCTCGATGGGCTCGACGTCGTCACCCCGAGATCGACAACGGGCGTGGTGCCGTTCGATTCGACAATGCGCACGAACGACGCGGTGCCACTGGCATCTGCCGAGGAGTCCGACGCGATGGCGCTGGCCGTCAGGACGCCGCCGCTTTCGGTGTATGACGTCGCGCCCAGGGTGAGCTCAGCCAAGAGCGTGTTGCCCGAGAGCGCCGTGTTGGCGGTGGCGGGGCGCGTGCCCGAGTAGACGCGGAGCTTGCCCGAGTTGGCGTTGTCGATGAGGGTGACGAGCGCTTCGCTTCGGCGCTCGACGGCAAACCTAGCCATGAGATCGTGCTTTCCGGACGCACCTCGGCCTTCGCCGCGAACGTCCTGTAGTGGTCAGTGCGTGATGATGGCTACGCGCACGCAGCCGGGTTCAGGGACGATGAAAGGCGTGTGAGCCGAAGCGGAGAGATCGTTGGTGATGTCGACGGCGATCGTCATCGTCATGGTCTCGACGACGGTCACGGATGCTGTGACGTCCCCGGACACATCGACCGCGACGGCGATCGCCACCGCGGGGCCGGCGTCCTGGGAGTCGAGCAGGAGTAGCGACACGCTGCCCCTACACGTTGACCAAAACGAACCTGTCGCCGTTGGACGGCGTGCCCGTGAAGCCGCTGAGGAAGGTCAGGAACTTCGTCGAGCCGTTGTAGCCTGTAACCTTCTTGGTCTGCCCGAGCAGCGCTCCGCTCGTGAACGTCATGAAGGTGTCCTTCCAAAAGTCGGTGGTCGAGCTGGCGAGGTCGGTCTTGAACGTGGACGACGTGTTGCTCGGATCGGTGAGCACCTGGCCGCTCGGGTGCCCGGACGTCGAGCCTTCCTTGTCGAAGGGCTGCATGCCGGTCTTTTCGACGTACCAGTGGAGCCAAATGCAGTCGGTCTCGGCTGCCGTCAGGACGAGGGCATAGCGCCCCGTTGAGCCGATCTCGGAGGGCGCGTTGGTGGCGCTCGTGAAGCTGCCGCCATCCTTGCTGATCTTCACATCGGTGTTGAGCAGAGTCAGGCCGCTCTTGCGCGCCGGTGGGTTGGACGTGTCGATCGCGATGATCGTAACCGTCTGCTGCTGGGCTCGTCGAAGCATGGGTCAACTCACCGCGTGGAGGGCGACCTCGTAGGTGCCGCTGGTGGTGCCCGAGCAGCTCATGCGCGCCGTTAGTCGCGTCGCCGCCGGGATATCTTGGAAGCACGGCATGCCGTTCATCGGTCCCGCCACCGTCTCTGTGGAGCCGATGCCCCACCACGACGATTGCAAGATCTCTTCTTCGGTCGCCGCGCCCACGCCGATGTCCATGGCGAGCGCACGGGCCACCATATTGGTGTTGTTGTTCTGCTGCAGGCTCGGCACGATCGCGAAGTGGCTCTCGCTCGTGCTGGCGGTGATCTGCGTCCACGAGCCCTCGGCCCCCGATGCGCCCGGCGTGACCGCGGTGGCGTTCGGGACGGTGCCCATGCCGTAGGTCACGACCTTGCTGCCGACACGGAAGGGCGGGTAGCCGTCGCCGCCGTACAGGAAGATGGCGACGCGCATTGCGGTCGCGGTCCGGACGCCCGCCGCCTGTGCGGAGATGCGGGTGCCGGCTGGGATGTAGAGCGGGAAGTCCCAGGTCTTGGCCATACCGCCGATGCTCGTGACGGGGTCGCCGCAATAGCCCATCAGGAGGTCGGGGATGATGATCTCTTCGGTGGCGGCTCCCACCATGATGTCGAGACTGCCGTCGCTGGCGGCGCCGCTTGATGCGTAGGCGGAGGCGCAGACACGGATCCAGTAGGCATCGAACGCCGTGGAGGCGATCAGCTGCGCGGGCGTACCTTTGGTGGACGCGCTCGCGCCTGTGGTGACGGCGGTGCCAACGGTCGTTGCGCCGACCGTGCCCGTGTTGTGGTCGCAGCGAAGCACGCCCTTTTGGGGAACCCAGAGCATGAGGACTTTCTGTTGTGGTGCGGCTAAAGGCCGAACGAGAGCGTGTGACTCGGCAGCGAGCGGCTCTGCTTCGACTTGTCCCAGAGCAAGCGTTGGACTTGCTGAGCCACGAGCGTGCCGCACGAGATGTATCCCGGCGTCGTCATGTGGATGCCGTTGATCTCATACGCGACAGAGTTGCGATCCACGAAACGCAGGTAGCTGCCTGCCGCGGTCAGCTGCTCGCCTTCGAGCAAACCCGGGCTCGTTTTGCCGACGATGTTCGAGTTGGTCTGGATGATGATCCGCTCGGCGGGGCCGATGATGTTCTGGAGAGCACCGTGGGTGAGTTCGAAGTTTTCAGACCAATTGGTCACAACTGCGAGGCCCGCGGGAGTGCTGGTGTCGTAGCGAGCTTCTTCCTCACCCTGGTCGCGAATGTGAATGTGCGTGAACGTGTCGCCGGGAAAGCGAGCAACGAGGATCGGATAGACTTCGGCGACCTCAGCGATGTACAGCTGATAGTAAGGGTGATTCGGGATCCACTGGTTCGAGTACGTGGAGCCCTTCGAGATGTTGATGATGACCGGGTTGAAGCCCGCTTCGTAGAGCAGCCTGCCGACCGTGCGGTCTTTGCCGTGGGAGCCATCAAGCGGACGGAATGCTTCGCAGTCGATGGAGCTGAGGAGCGTGTCCCAATAGTCGACGTTCGCATAGGTGCCCGGATTCCCCGCGTTAACGTAGGCCTCTCCCGGGTCGACACCCCAGGAGTTAGATTGCCCCGTCATCCAGAGCACGAGTCGATTCGTCATGTGTCGTTCGGGAGGCTCGGCCCCGCAGGCGAGGGCCAGCAGCGCCAAGAGCACCAGCCGCAGCGACCGCATCAAAGACGCCACTGCGACTTCAGGTAGGTTTCTTTCTCGAGCACGCTGTCGGCGCTCAGCGAAGCCGAGTAGATGAGCACCTCAGCGAGGGCCCCATCGATGCTGTTGCTGGGCGTGCCAGCTGTGTTGCGCGCAAAGAGCAAGCACTCGTTGAAGGTGCAGGTGCCGACGTTCTGCGCGCCCGACCCGCTCAAGCTCACCGCGGAGCCGTCGACGCGCAGCGCCATCGTGGTGCCGGCCTGGTTCCAGCTCGAATAGTGAAAGCTGGTGTCGATGCTGCCGCCGCTTGGGAGCGCGCTGCTCGCGGCGTCGTCAGTCTTCGTCGAGCGATAGGCCGGCGTATTGGTGACGCCGAAGTCAAAGCGGGCGGTTGTGCCGCCGCCCGTGTTGCCGAAGTTGAGCCACGGGTTCGAAGCGCCAGGCGCCGCGGTGTTCGACTTCATCACCATGAACACGGTGATCGGCGTGTCATTGCCACTGAACGTGTTGGCGAATGAATCAGTGCACGAAAGGCGCGTGTTGTTGCTGCCGTTGCTCGTGATGATCGGGCGGTTGTTCAGTCCCTGCCAGATGGGGCGCGGGCTCGAGGTGACGCCACCCGTACCTGAGAAGACGTGACCGGCGATCTGGTCGGTCCACGATGCGGTGGTGGCCGTGTACGTGTGGGCGTTGACGACGCTATAGGTACCGACGGGGAACGCCGCCGTGATGCCGAGGTCGAGCGAGCCGCCGTTGGTGAGCGAGACGCTGGCGCCCGTCGTGAGTCCGGTGATGTAGGGCGTCGTGCCGCCGTCGACATAGACGTCGAACTTTGCTTGGCCGCGCGACGTACCACCCGACACGTCCGAGATCTTGAGCACCAGCCCGATCGACTGGTTCAGGTTGCCGCTCAGCGTGACCGGCGCCGGGGCTCCTGTGCCGGTCGCAGCGGTCGTGCTGTTGAGCGCGAGCCCTCGGTCAGCGATCAGCCAGCAAACCAGGCTGGCCGAGTCGAGCATCGATGCTGGCGACGACGCCGCGCGAGGCTGCCCAGTCGATAGCCCAAGGCCGCGACTTAGCCCAAGCGGCGAAAGCTCGATGCGCTTGCTGACGGGCATCCACAGTGCGCCCATACAGGCGAAGCTGTAGGCCTTCCGCGCAATCCGGCGCGGCGCCGATGAAACGGTCTCCAGCATGCGCCGTTACCGGTGCGAGTAGACGACGTCGATCGTCCAATCGATGGTCGTTGCAGCCTTGCCCTGAACCTTGATGTCGACCGCTTGGGTGCCGGTGTTCAGCGCGTAGCCGATCTGCGTGCTGTCGCCCCAAGTCGCGTCGTCCTTTTGGAGCGACACGCCATCGGAATGCGAATACTCGGTGACGTTGCCAGAGCCGTTGCGACGCACCGCGAGGGTTGTCTCGCGAAAGGCGCGGTTGCTCGATCCGCTCTGTTTTCCGGCCCAGCGAATCGCAATGGACGTGATTGCGTCCGCAGCAACAGAGATGGAGTAGACGGTCGTGAGCGTCGCGTCCGTCGTGGTCGAGACGGCCTGGAGCCCAACTTCGCCCGTGATGAGCGCCGTGCCGTTGTGGAGCTGCGACTCGAACCGCGTGCGCTTGCTGGTGCCGCCAGCGGCGTCGCCGACGAAGCGGAGAATGCCGGCGTCGTAGAACGACGCGCCGTCATAGCCGCGGGCGACCATTGAGCCGAGATGGTCGTCTGCGCTATGGGCAGAGGGCGAAGCGTGCGTGCCGCGGCACTTCTGAAGCACCACGCGCGCGCCGTTGGCGTCTGCGCTGGCTTGCCGGTGGCAAAGACCGCGGAGCGAGCCCGAGCCGGTCGTGCAGCTCTCGAAGCTCCCAGCGTCACTCGTGGCGGTTGGTGTGCCGGAGGTGGCGCCGACGAATTGGCCGGTGGTGCGAACGACCTGCGAGCCGAAGTCTGGCGAGATCTTGGTACCGTCAATCGCTGCTGACGAAGAGACGTTCGCGTTGGCGATTTTCCCCGACGTCAGCGCGTTCGAGGTGCGCATCAGCACCTCGTCGTTGTTGGCGATCGAAGTCAGGCCAAGCGCACCCGTCGAGTTGGCAGAGCGCGTTACGACACTGCAAGCCGTCCCGCTTGCCAACTTGGACAGCGCAATGGCCGCAGCTGCGTCGATCTCGGAGTTGGTTACGGGGTAGGCGACCGCATCGCCTGACACGGTGCCTTGGGTGACACTGGTGAGCTTGTGGCTCCCCATGCTCTGGTTGCCCGTGAAGGGCACCGTGCCCGTGCGCTTGACGACGTCGGCAGCGGCAACGCCGGAGTCTTGGAGAACTTTGCCGGTCGTGCCGTTAAAGCTGGGGAGGTCGCCGTTGGTGGAGGAGCCGGGACCGGTGACGTCGCCCGTGGCTCCTCCGCCCGAGGCCGCGAGCAAAGCATTGATGACTTGCGACCACCCGTGCGTCGAATCGCGATAGTTACCCTCGTCAGCGCAGATCGGTAGCAGTGAGCTAACGTTCCGTGTGCCGACAACGCGGTAGGCTACGGATGTGGCGCCAGCGGCGTCGGTCTGGGTGCATTTGACGACCCAGGCGCGGCCAAGCCCGTCTCCTGGGTCCGCGACCTGCGTAAAGCTGGCAGTGACTCCGAGCGGAGCACCGCTAAGCGTAATTGTGGGGGCCGTCGCGCCGCTCTTGCTGCCGGAAGAGATCTCCCATGCAATCGTCGTGAAGCTCTGCGAGAGCGCCGCGAGAGCAACCGAGCCGCCATAAGCGACGATGTGCTCTTGCACGTCCGGATCGCTGTTGACGCTGAATTCAGCACTGAGAGTCATGGTACCGCCGTCAGGTCAACGGTCGACACGTCGCCGTTGGGGTCCTTCACGCACAGCGCGTCCTGGTCGCTCGAGTAGTACATGGTGACGCCCGCTGCCGGCGCGGGAATGGTCGAGTCGCCACGGGGGCTGAACCGCACAGCCTCGACTGGTTCAGCAATCGAGACGCTCTGCACGGTGATGCGGAGTTGGTACGTGGTCACGCCATCGACCAGCGCTGTGATCGCGTAGGTGCCGGCAACGTCGGGCACGAACGTCGGAACTGCCGATGTCGTGTCATCGAGCCCCGCACGCGACCGCGATGACGCCGAAGGTTGGGCAATACCCCACTGGAACGTGGTGCCCGATGGATTCACACCCAACGTGACGCGCTCGCCTGTCACGAAGCCTGATGCCGTGTTGTCGGAGGCCGGCGTAAACGAGGGCGCAGAAGCGCTCGCCGCTGTAATTCCTGCCATGTTGTCGGTACTTTCAGAGCGGCTTTTCGGCGAAGCCGGCAGAAGCGATCAGCCACATTGCGCCCGAGCTTTGCGTCGGTGGCGCGACAGCGCTGGTCGAGGCGAGCACAGAGAGAACCACCTCGCCGAGCGCCATCAACGCTGGTCGATCTGCGAGCAGATTCACGGTGTCGCTGAAGAGATGGTAAGTCAGCGCGGCGCGGTGCCCGTCGTATGAGCGACATAGGTCCGCTACGGCCCAGTACGAATCGGAAAGCTCAGAGGCGCCCGCGATGAGAGGCAGGTTGCGGTTGTCGTTCTTTTTGACGCCGGCCTTCTCGTGGTAGTCGGCGCTGTCACGACCCGACGCGACCCCGCCCATCACGGCGTCATTCAGGTAGTGCTGACGCAGCTTCGGGATCGCTTCCGTCACGCCCTCGGCCAAAGCCTTTGCCGATGCTGTACTGCCGAGCGCCACCGGTAGGCCGTTGTCGGCGTCATCCGTCTGGTGGATTCCGGTCTCGATTAGGTGCGCGTTCCACTTTGCGATCAGATCGGCGAATACGGTCGCGACGTCGCCGACCGCTGTGCCCGCCGCAACGTCAACCAAGTCGATCAGCGCATTGCGCACCGACGTCGACTCGATCACCGCTAGGGCTTTGGTCGTGCCTGAAGTGGCCAGCACCGCTGGCGAGACTTCGCCGTGCGTGGCTTGGGTGGTCGCACGGATCGTGGCATCCCAAACCCACAGCACAACCGTGACGGTGTCGGCGCCAACGGAGATCTCCGAGGTTAGGCGCTGTCCGATGAAGAGTGAGAGGGTGGCCTCACCGCCGACCTTGGTCTCGCTCGGCGCGCCATCCGGCGAGCGCTGGTAGCCGCCACCATAGGAGCTCGCTCCGCGCGTGTACTCCTGTGCAACGAGCGTGTACTTTCCGCCAACGTCGAAGCGGCGGCGCTCCGGGCGCTTCTCGCCGCCGTCGCCCTCGTAAAACGGTATCCGGCTTAGACCAGAATCATCCAGCTTCTTGCGGAGCTCGGAGCCGGGCGGCGCGGCGGTGACCCATACACGCACGAAGTTCGCGCCGGTTCCAGTGAGCGCGAAGATGACTTGCGTATCACGGTTCGGCGCTGCGTAGACCGGAACCGTCGAAAGCGTGGTCATGAACCGAAGCGCTGCCAGGTGCCGGAGATGCGAACAAAGAGCGCGCCCTCTCCGTTTGCGGCCGTGAAGGTAACGAGCCCATTGAAGTCCTGGCTGACACCCGAGGCGTTGTAGAGACGGAACCAGTCGTTGTTCCCAACGCCGGTTGCTGTAAGCGTGGTCGTGGTCGATGAGCCGTGCGTGACCTTGACGTGCTGGAAGCTGTTGATGTCAACGCTCGCAGCGGCCGTCGATACCACAATGCCAGTCTTCTGGATGTGACCACCGCTCGTAGGCGTCAGGGTGCCTTTCAGCGCGACAGGGTCACTCGCCGCATTCCCCAGATCCGCGCCACCATTCAGTTGCGCGTAGCCGTTGAACGTTGGGGTCCCGCTCACGGTCATGCCGTTGCTGAACGAAACCGGGTTGGTACCTGCAAACGTGGCATCGTCGTCGAATTGGATCGCGCTGCTAACCAACGGTACGGACAGCGAGCCGGCAATGTCGACGTCGTTCGCGAACGCAGTGTTCCCGCTAATCGTTGGCGCGACTAGGGTGTCGCTGATGGTGACGGTGTCGCCGCCGATAGTAAGTGGCGCGCTCAGCGTGTACGAACCGCCGCCCGCGCCATCGAGCGCGTGAGTGAGTTGGGACGCGACGCTGTTGATCTGGGTGGACGTCAGGATCTCGCCGAAAGCCCAGCCCAGCGGTTTTGGATTGGTGAGAGTCATCCGAGCTTAGTTCCAGCAGTCGGCTTGCCAGCGCCAAGCCCATAAACGAGCTCGGTCTGGCGCGCGGGATGGCGGAGCACCGTGCGTGCAGCGCCGCTTTCGAGGCGCGCTGGCGCAACAACGCCGTCCGCGACCACGATCATCCTCCGGGCTTTGAGGTAATCGCACCCAGCAACAACCTCGTTGGGCTCGAGCCGCGGATCCCAGTTGGATCGCAGGTAGGCCAGCAGTTGCTCGCCGTCCATCGCGCCGTCGCGCGCCACCGCGTTGTAGACGCTGAGCGCCAGCGTGCTTTCGTGCAGTCCCGTCATGATGGCGTAAGCCCCGTGAGATCGAGCGAAGAGACGTCGAGGAAGAACCCGTCGCTACCGACCGTCCACCCGAAGGTGCAGTACGCCGGGAGCATGCGGTGCAGGAGCTGGAACAGCTGCACATCCACAAGCTGGCGGTATTCACCAAGTGGCATGCCCGGCGGGATCTGAGTCACGACCGTGAACCGGCTGCGCTCGCTGATCCAAGCGCCGCCGCCGAGCGAGAAATCGGCCGGACCAGGGTTTACGCCGGGCCAAAAGGTGATGACCGGCGGAGTGGAGAGGGCATCGCCGAACGTGAAAAACGAATCGACGTAGACGTCGCCGATCAGTGCCTGCACGGCCGTCTGGATGGTGGTCAGGTTGAGGCTAAGGATCGCCTTTTGGTGAGCCGCGCACCGCTGGCGGATCTGCCACTTCTGGTCACTTGAGCGTGACGGCACCTTGAGCACCTCCACCCAATAGGGGAGCGCGTCGTCGGCCGTGGCTGGCTGACTGTTGGCCTGGAGCTTCTCAGGCATGCGCCAGCCCCACCAAGCCATGAGGCGCGCCGTGGCGAGGTTTTCGCAATGAACGAGCGTTCCACCGATGCGCTGCGAGTAAGCCGATCCGCGCATCGCCTGGAGCTCGCGGTAGCAGAGCCAAGCGTAGGGCGCATTGCCTTCGGTGCTACTGGCGCGCTTGCTTGGATCGCCGCCGTAGTCGCCGACCGCAGCTTCGCGCGACCAGCTGGGCTTGCCGCTGGGTACGATTGTGGCTTCGCCCATGGCTCACCAAACGCGCAGCGAGAATGGTGTTGCAGAGGCCACCCCGGCGTCGGTCACGGTCCGAACACGGACGACGTTGCCGGTGATGGTGCAAGTTGGAAAGCGACCAGCGGCCGCGTGCGGACGGGCAATCGCCTGACGAATCTTCAGCGGGTGTTGCCGCTCGTAGTCGTCAGTCCAGTAACTCGGGAATGTGACCGAGACGTCGCCGGCGCCTCCAACGGTCACCGTGGGCGCGTAAAGGGTGCCGGCGCCATTCTGGCCGAAGTAGTACGTGATCGAAGCAGCGAACGGCGACCCGGAATCCTGGTTGCAGTAGAGCCGCGCGAGCGGCGCCGTGCGCTTGATGGCCACCAGGTCCGCGGAAAAACGGGCGTGCTGTTCCGGCGCCCAACCCTCTTCGGGGTTACCGCCAAGCCGTATCGGCAGCGGTGCAAAGGCTCCCCAGGGCATCAGCCCACCTCGAGCGTGACCCGTGCATCGCTGATCGCTGCGCCCGCGTGGCTGATCGCGCGAACGCGCACCGTCGAACCAGAGATCACGCAGGGCGCCGCGCCACCGGTTGCGCCGTGCAGACCCGCATCGGCAGTCTTGGGCACCCATGCGCCGGCTACGCCGTAGTCGTCGGAGTAGCTCGCGGAGAATGTGAACGTCACGTCGCCCGTGCCGTTGCGTGCTGCGCTGGGAAACCCAGTCGGCGCTGCGTCGCCCACGTAGCTGAGCAGCCGAACGCCCGTCATACCATCAGCGACTTCGATGGTGGGCGCCGCCGGCACGCTGTCACTGCACAGGTACGTGATGACCCACATCGGGGCCGTGCGCGCGACGGCTGCGAGGTCTGAGCAAGCACGGCAGAAGTCCTCTGCGCCCACGTCGGTGAGCGCGTTGACCACGCCCTGGCCCATATAGTTGCGCTTGTTCACGTTCCCGCCGTAGTCGGTATGCGACGTTTGTCGCGTCCACGCCGGGGCGCCTGTGGGGATGATGGCGGTCATTGCGGGTAGACTGCGAAGTGGCGCGGAACGAGGATGTTCGGCGGATCGTCAACCGACGCCGGGACGGTGGGTGTGGCGGTTGGCGCGTACCCGAAGTCGATGTCGGTGACTTCCGGGTGTTTGTTCGTGAAGCCTTTGAGCGTCGCCTTCGTGATCGAGCTCGGAGCCTCGTCGGAGGCGTTGGGGTTGCGGAGCGCGCGAGGTAGGCGATCCGGGTCGTTCTCGAGGATCTCACCAGGTCCCAGCGATTCGAGCAGCGCAACCCAGCTCTCGCCGTACGCGGTGAGGTTTTGGGCGTTGGGGCAGATGAAGTCGCCGTTGGCGACTCCAACGCCGTTCTTGCCGACGAGCGGTCGGTCGAGCGTGAGCGCCCAAGCTCCCGCACTACCCGTGTGGCTGATAACGAGCCCCGTGTAAAACATGCGATCGGCCGGGCTCCACCAAGCGATCTCGGTTTGCCCATTCGATGGCGCTGTCGCGGTGTTGGCAGTCACCGTGATCTGGCTGTAGTCGCTGGGTGATCCAGAAACCGTGACCTTGTTGGCGTCCGCAACCTCGAGGGTGGGCCACACGCTTTGGTTGGTCCACCCCTGGCCGTTGCCGCCTGAAAGCGTAGAGGCTGGGATCTCGATGAGCAACGTGAAGTCGACCAGCTCATCTGCCGAAGCACGAACAACCGTCTCTACGCCCGTCGTCGCATCTGATTGAATCGTGTTGCGGATCTTCTGGATCAGCGTCGTCGAAGGGGAGCGCGAGTAGTCGTTGGCGCTGCGGTCGAATGCTCTCACCGGCACAATGAGCTGTGAGCTCGGGCCTCCAGGAGCTGCGTACACGTACGTGTCCGAGATCGAGGCAAAGCGATCTTGTACGAACTGTCGCCAATAGGCCCAGTTGCCACCGGCGGGCTTGTTGCGGCGGGTGTTGAGGATTCGCGCTCGCTTGCGCGCGTCGTTCTCGGCGTCGGTGCCACCCGTGAGCGGGAAGGCGTTCGACACCTTGGCCGCCTTGGCTACGTTGGTCGGCGCCGAGACGAATTGAACAGCCTCGCCGCCTTTCAGGTTGGTTAGCGTGCCGACGTCGATCGCTTCGACGTCGATCTCCTGCTGGTCAGCAGGATTGACGACCGTGCCGACGGTGCGGATCCTGAGCCCGTTCGGCAGCTTGGCCTGTGTACCGGTCGCGATCGTGGTCGCGCCAAAGACCGTGATCTTGATCTTGCCGGTCGATCCCGCCGGCTGCACCACCGGCAGACCGTCACCCTCGCGGATCGCGTCGAGGTCATCACCAACGGCGGTCAGCACGTTCGTGCTCTTGCCGTGGATGGCGATGTTTGCGAGCGCCACCAGCCCGAGCTGCGCGTCGGCCTCGGCCTTGATGTACCAATCCGTACCCGGTTCGATCGGCGGCTCAGCGACGCCAGTGTCAATAGCTGCGAGGCGCGCGTCCTGCAGCCACTGATCGCGCAACTCAGCGCTGCCGCTGGGCACGAAGATGGTCGCGAATTGCTCAGCCATTACGGGTTCGGGTTGAAGTTCGAGACTTGGTCGGTGAGCTTCGTGGTCAGATCCGTCCAGCTCACGGTGATGCGCGCACGACCGCCAGCGCCGCGCTGGGCGACGATGCTGTCGACGCGGATGATCTTTTGGGTGTCGGTCAAGTGGCGCAGCGCGGCGCGCACGGAGACCTCGATGTCGCCCTGAAAGCGGTCGCCCATCTTGCGAGGCAGGCGAATGCCCAGCCAGTCGAGCGTCGTGGCCGAACCGGTCAACGTCGTGATGGCCAGCAGTACCTGCTGGCGCACCGGCGGCATCTGCTTGAGTTGCCCGGTCTCGGGATCCTGCTCGTAGTCCTTGGTCGCCGGGTTGATGTACAGGCAGCCGGCGGGGCCGACGGGCGGTTCGCTTGCAGAAACGGGGGTCCCGAGCCCCATGGGGCCGGTTCCAAAGGGCATGACGCCGAAGCCAGGCATAGGAGGATCTCGAGGTGGGCTTGCAGGCCGAGCGGTTGGTGCTTACCGTTGGCGGCTATGCGCTGGTCGGTGCGTGCCGGAGAGCACGAGGCGGGACCGTACGAGGAGGCCGAGCTTGAGGAGCTCGTACGGAAGGGCCTGCGTGACGCGCTGGTGCGTCCGGAGGGTGGATCGTGGGTTCACCTGTCCGCGTCGCCGTTCGCGCGTCTGGTGGCCAAAGCGCCCGACCAATCGCACTTCGGCATGAAGGTCGCCGTAGCCGCCTTCGCCGTCTTCGTTCTTTGGGTCGCTTGGAACATGTTCGGGCACCCAAGCGTGATCGTCGTTCACTAGGAGTACCGTGATGCTGAAGCGTTCGCTCGAGTCGTTGGTCGGTGGGTGTGTGGTCTACGCCGCGATGGCGGCTTGCTCTGGTGGCGGCAGTACACCGCACGCGGCACTACCTGGAGCAAGCGGCGACGCACACGCTCTAGAGGGCGGACAGCCGAGCATGGGGGGCGCGCCCGTGACCGGCGCCGGCGCTAACTCGCTCGCCGGCGATCCCGTGCCGAACGCGATGGCGGCTAGTGGCAATGCGGCAGGCGGGGCTGGCTCAGATCCTGCGTGTGGCTGCGTCGCACCGGAGCCAATCGTGGTTGAAGCCGCTTGTGAGCCGGGCAAGAGCACGGCCTATTTTGCGGTCGCGCAATTCCCCGGAAAGACCGTGAGCGAACTGGCCAGCGTTCGCGTGCTGGTAAAGTTCCCTGACGACGCTCCGACCAAGTTTCCGGCTTCTTTTGCTGAGTCCTACACGATCGGGGTCGCTCAATTGGACGACGGGGTCGCCGCCGTACAGTGTGGCTCCGCCACGGTACACGCTGAGAAGGTAACCTTCACGCTCTAGTTAAACGGGCACTCGGCTTGGAGTGCTGGGATCCGCGGCGGCACTTCCGGGATCGGGAAGCCTGGCAACGGAAGTTTTGGCCGCGGCAGCCTGGGTTTCGAAGGCAGATCAAGATCCACCTGAAATGACTCCAACCGAGGTGGTAATTCAGGGCGAGCGAACTCCGGAAACGGAATGCGAGCTCGCGGCAGATCCAAGCTGATTGGGAAATCGACCTCGGCGTGAAAAACCGGCAGCGGCGGCGGAACCTCAGGGAGCGGGAAGCTCGGGACTGGAAGGCGCGCTCGCGGTATGTCGAGGTTGCACACAGGCTACTTGCTTGCGTTCTGCACCGCGGTCATCGCGATTGCTAGGCTTCCGCCCGGTGATCCTGTCGGTGGCCCCTGCATCAAACACAGCCCCGGGGTCATTCCCGGCAGCGAGAGATTTCCCACAATCCGCACCTTGCCGTTGCTGATCACGAGACCAGCGCCGCTCTTGTCGATTAGCGAGATCGACCCGTCGTCACCGATCTGAATCATCGCCCCGCGGGCCGCGATCTGCGCCTTCTTGTTCTTCCCGTCGAGCAAGAAGAGCATCGACTTGCCCTCAGCATCGTCGACCGCCAGCCCTGCCTGCTTCTTCTCGTTCTTGAGGAAGCACTGCGCGCTCGCCTTGGGGCCTGTCGCGTGGATGGTGGTGTCGCCTGGCCGCAGTTTGCCGGTGAAGCCCGCGTCGCGCGTGTCGCGCCCAGCGAAGCACACCACACTCTTGCCGCCGCAATCGCGAAAGAACAGGCCCTCGGCGTAGCCGTCGCTGGTTTTCGGATAGGGCACCGACGACACACCGAGCGTCTGAAAAACATCGACCTCGCCGCCGGGCTCGACGTCGTCGTTGTCGTTGCCGACCGCTACGTTGACCTGCCATGTCACGACGCCAGCGACGACTTTCGACGCGCCCAGGATGCCGATGTCTGCGGTCATTTGGCTTCTTCAGCGATCTGGAACGACTCCGGACGCCACAGCTCCAGATCGCACAGCGCGCCCTGATTCTCGTCGTAGCGCAGCGTGCGCTTGGCCACCCAGAGCGGCTCGTGCACGTTGCAGATCGCGTCGTTCACGTTCGCGATCGTGTTCACCGAGTAGACGGCGCCGGTGCGGGGATCCTTGTGACCACGAACCGTGCAGGTGTAGCGCAGCGTGTCTTTCAAGCGGTCGGCGATGGCGCGCTTGGCTGCCGACTCGAGATCTTCAGGACTGCGAGCGTCCTGGTCTCGGAAGAACAGGAGCCGGTACAGCAGCGCTTTGAACCCCGCGTCTGACTTGAAAACCTCGTTGCGATCTGGCGCGATTGCTCGCTGCAGGATCCGACCCATCTCCGAGTTGAAGGCCTCGGACAGCTCCTTCATCTTGAAGAGCTTCTTGTCGCCGCCGGTCTGCTGCCCCTGCTGACCAAACGTGCCAACGAACAGCGCGTAGGTCGGAAAGCTCGAATAGTCGCGCTCCGCTTCGCCGCTTACGATGTTGTTGGCGTTGGCGGCGTTGGGGTCGTCGCTCCGGATCAGCTCGTAGCTGGCGTCCTGCGTGTAGTCGGGCGCGTCGATGACCAGCGTGTTGCGGTCTGGGCCCGGCTGAATCGTAGCGCCGTTGCGCGCGGTCGGCCGGTTGATGAATTCGAAGATCCCCTCGCCGGGCTTGGGTTTGTACGACTGCTCGAGCTTTCGTTTCCGGCGCTTCCGCGGCTTCCGGCGGATCTTCCGGCCGCTCCGGATCTCCGCCATCAGGATGTTTTCGAAGTCGGTGATCTCGAAGATGCCGCAGGGGCTTGCTGCACCGTGAATCAGGTCCGCGAGCTCGGTCTTGGCGTCGAAGCTCAGGTTGGGGTCGCAGTTGCACTCGACCAGGTCACTGAGGTAGTCGCGCCCCTCGCAAGTGACGACGCTGCCGTCATGGCCGATGCGTGTCTTGTCGATGCGCCCGAGCACCTGGCTGGCGCCATCGACCGTCAATTCACAGGGCTGCAGCTCGAGGAATTGCCCGTCCTCGCGCCGCGCCGGGTACAGGTCAAAGCTGAAGCCGTCAGTGCTCGTAAGGTAGGCCGAGTCGATCGACCAGCTCTTGAACCGCGTCTCGGTGCGCCCAAGTAGGTTGAACCGGACCTCGAGCAGGCTCTCAGGCTGCGCGCCGCTCACGACGCCTCGTCACGTTGATGACCGTGCCGCCAGGGACGAACGGGGAGCGCGCCAGAGCCGGGTTCTGCTCGAGCAATGCTGCCGTGGTCATGCCGACTTCGCGCGCCAAGGCGCTAAGCGTGCGGCCGTAATTGACCGTCGTCTGGACGATCTCCTTGGTCGGATCTTGGGCTCGCTTCGCCAGCGACACGGCGTTGGCGCGGTTGCGGCGGACGGCGCGTTTGAGCGGCCAGACGTCAGGGTTTTGGAGCCGATCGATCTGCTGGTCGATCTTTTGGTTCTTGTACGCGAAGTCTTCGAGCGCAGCGACGAACTTGTCGTGCTGCGCCTCGAGTTGCGCACCAAAGCCGGAGATGGCGTTCAGCACGTCCATGGTCGGCCCCGGGCTGGGCTCCTGCTCCCAGTTGACCTTGGCGAGCTCGGCATCAAGCGAGCCCGCCACCGAGCTCAGGCCTTGGATGTTGATGGTCTTTAGGTCTTCGACTTCGTCGGCGTCCGGCGCATGCTCGAACTCGACTCGCACGTCCGTGCCGTCGCGCTTCTGCATGTCCATGTCGTCGTTCCAGCTGACCGGCGTGCACACGAACTCGCCGAGCACAGGATCGACCATCACGCCCTTCTCGCGGTCGCGCATGGCGGCAAAGAGGAGCGGGTACCACGTCGTGAAAAGGTCCTTGTACGGGCCGACAGCGATCCCCTGGCGCATCGGAAGCACGTACGAGAAGATCAGTGAATGCGGACCGAGCTGCTCGATGAAGTCGTTGTCGCGGTACTGCAGGCGATGCTTGGCGCCCTCGTGCGCGAACGACACTTGGCGCGACATCACCGGGTACTTCTGATCGCGCCACTCGAAGAACGGCAGCTTTGAAAGTGCGTCGATGTCGAAGGTCGTCATGACTTAGCCCTTCACGGGGCTGGGGGCATTGCCGCGGTTTGGTCCCGCGGCCTTGAGCGCGGTGGCCGCATCCTGGAGCGCCGAGGCTGCGGCTTTGAGCTCTGTACCGCCCCCGGCCTGCTGCAGAAGCGACCGTGTGCGTGAAGCCTCCTCGTTGTAAGCCTTGTTGCCGCCCACCTGAGATAGCGTTCCCCACTCATCCAGGTTGTGGGTGCTCTTGGTGCCGGCGTGGAAGTGGCCCATCGCGTCGGTGGTGGGCATCGCTGGCAAGAATTGATTCAGCGCGCGGCCCGCATAGTCGAGGTAACCTTCTTTGGCTGCCGCATCGCCGGCGGTGAGCGTCTTGTTCTGTGTCGCCTGGAGATCTGCGAGCTGCTTGGCCGTCTCCGGGGAGATCTTGCCGGTCGCGTCGAGCTCCGCCTGTGCCCGATCGTTCACGCTCTTTGCGCCCTTTGCGGCGTCCTCGACGTGCTGTTTTCCCTGCTCGACCTTGCCGTCGATGTAGGACTTGGCAGCCAGAAACGAAGACGTGAGTGCGGCCGCGGCCAGGCCAAGCGCTCCAAGCGGCGTCACCACGCCGGTGCTTACGAGCTGCGCAAGCTGCGCTTTAGCGAGCTCCGTTGTGATGGCTGCGGCCATCACGCCGGCAAGACCCGCGAACGGGTTGTCGGCCAGAAACTTCGCAAGCCCGATGAGGTCTTGCGTAACCACGCGAAATACCGGCCCAAGCTCGCGAACATGCGGAATCAGGTCCTTGACCACCGGCATCAGGTCGTCTGCGAAAGCCTGCTTCAGCTCCATGATGGCCGTCTCGAGCTGGATGCTCGACGACTTCTGCACGTCCGCCGCGTCCTTCTGGACGTCAGAGAACTTGCCGGACGTTTCCGCCGCGTCCTTGATCATTGCGATGATCGCATCGTAGCCAGCCTTCTCTTTCTGCTTGTCGGTGCCCTTGGCCGCGTCGGCTGCGCGGTGATACTCGTTGATGAGTGGGCTTGCGGCCTTCATGCCGCGAATGTCGAACAGCTTCGTCAGCTGGGTTTGGTTTCCGTGGCTTCGGGAAATGATCTCCGCGAGCACGGTTGGAATGTCGCGGCCAGCTTTGGTCGGGTCTCCACCCTGGAAGACATCGACGCGCTTTCCGCCGAGCGCTTGGCCGCTATGCAACTCGCCCGCCTTGGCGGTGAGCTGCGTGAACATCGCCTGGAGACTGGTGCTCGCGTTGGCGCCGTCGCCACCCGTGCCGCGCTGAGCGATCTGAGCCAGGCCACCGAGCGTCCGCATGCCGCCCACGCCTTTGAGACCGATTCGCTGGGCTGCGCCGCCGAGCTCCGGAAACTCCTCGGCCATGTTCTTGAGCTCGAATGCACCTTTCTTGCCCTGAAAGGCCAGCACGGCGAGCGCGTCGCCCATGTCCTTCGTGCTCTTGATGTCGAAGTTCTGCGTTAGCGCCGCGGCTGTCTTGGCAACGTCCTCCACCGACGACCCGGTGGCTTGAGCCACCAGAGCGAAGTTTTTGAGGTTCTGCTCGGCAGTGTCGAGGTCGCCCGTTTTGCCTACGAACGCGAGCGCTCCCTGCGCGATCTGCTCCGGCGCAATTCCAGTCTCGAGACCAGCGCCGACAATCTTCTTGCGGAGAGCGCCCGGATCCTTGCCGGCTTCGCCGGGTCCGCGCGCGTTGACGACTAAACGCCGCGTGAGCTCATCGAGCTTGAGCGCCTCCGTCACCGAAGAAGCCGCAAGGACAGAGCCGCCCACGCCTAGCGTCGCGAGGCCCGCTTTGCCGACTGCAGCGAGAGCACCGACGCCTTTGGTGGCGCCGCCGGTTACCGCTCGCGAGAAGGAGGCCCGAGCGTTCTTCTGCTCGCGCACCCACTCGCGGTTGGTGTCCCGGATGGCTTTGATTTCCTCTTTCTTACGGTCTTCGATATTGCGCAACGACTGTCGGTGGGACGACATCTCGTAGCGCTTCGTTGCCTCGTAGACTCGCTTCTGGCCGTCGTCGAACGACTTAACGATCGAAAGGTTCTGCCGGACGATGGCGCGCCCAGCCGTGTCGGGGTTTGCCGCAGCGCGTGAGCGCACCGAGCCGCCACCGATTGCTAGCGCGCGGTTGATCCTGACGGCGTGGCTCGCAAAGCGGCGCTCTACCGACGCGAGTGCACGCGCGATGTCTTGCTCGCCGACCGCGCGCAGCTCGTACGTCAGGATCGCCAAAGGTCACTCTTGCGTGGGCTTGGGGCTCAGCACGTTCGCGACGCGCATGGCTTCTTCGAACGAGATCTCTCGGCCCGGACCAGGAAGTTCAGTACCAGCCTGCAACGCATTCTCGGGCTGCTCGGAGGCAGAGCCAGTGTCCAAACAGAACGTCCGAAGGTCGGACTTCAAGGACTCGGGCAAGCTCTCCCACTGGGATTCCAGGATCCCAGAGAGGTCGAGCAACCTTGTTGCGAAACCCGTCAGCAGCTCGACCCACTGAGGCGAGCTTAGACGTAAAAAAGGGTAGTCGGCAGCTCCCAGCGCCAGGCGTTTCACCCAGGCGTTGATCTCTTCTTCCGTGCCGACCAGCGCTTCGTGCGGGCCGAACTTGTGCTGCACCATCGTGTAGGCAGCGAACAGGAACGCCACTTCGTCAGCGCTCAGCGTCTTGCCGACCGCTTCGCCATCGGGCCACACACGCGGGTAGCGAACCTGCGGGTTGTCGTCGACATCCTTCGATCCGACGAACGGCTTGGTCTGCGTGCAGGCCATGGCCAGTACCTCGCAAGCCGCGAGATCTGCCACCACGCCTTTGACCGCCTCTTCGTTCATGTCGGCCGCGGTGAGCGGCGGAAGGCCGTACTTCTGCGCCTGCTTCTTGACCAGGTGCTGCGCCACAAGACGGGCGCGGTCGTGCTCCTCTTTGGCGAGCACTTGGATGCGCACCTCGCCACGGTTTCCGGCCCAGTCGAGACCTGGAAACGGCACCACCTCAGCGGGTCGCGGGCGCTCGAGTAGGCGCTGGAACAGCTCGCTGGGCTCGACGTCCTTGGGCGGGCCGGGCATCAGCGCTGCGCCTCTTGCGCGGCCGCGAGCTCGACGCGCCCATCGGGGCGTAGCTCGATCGGCGTGGGCTCTGTTCTCGGTTCGACTCGCAGTCGCGCGTCAGGCTGTGGGTCACAGGGTTGCCCCGCAACGGTCAGGCGAAATGCGCCGAAGCGCTCCAGAACGGAATGACGTCGCATGCGATCTCCCAAACGCAAAAGGCCACGAAGCCCGTGGCGAGGGAGAGCTCGCGCACGAGCCGCGTGGCCTCGTACAGTTTGGAAAGCAACGCGCCCGCTCTCCCGGTAGGGCGCACTGCTGGTCGGAACGCGAAGCCCTGTTAGGACTCCATCGGTTTCTTCGGGCCAGTCCAGTTGATGGTGCCCGAGGCAGCCTGGTCGACGGCGCCGTTCAGGTTCACGTTCCCGAACTTGCCGACGCCGTTGTACGAATCACGGCCGAAGAAGAGCTGCAGCTCGACATCTTCGCCGTTGGCGCACATCTGCTGGTAGGGGTGCTCTTGCCCGCCGATCGGAATCTTGATGCCGACCTCGATGGTGCATTGGCCGGAACCGATGGTGAAACCACCGATGCCAGCGCCGAGCAAGTGAACCGGCTGCACGCCGGACTCGGTGACGAAGCCGATCGAGTCGACTTGGATCGCCGGCGCGCCGTTGATGAAGAGCTTGGGTACCGCGTAGTCTTGTTGAGCGACGGTCATCGTTCAGCCTTCCGGCACTCAGCCGGTCGAAACCTCAGCGACGCGGAACGTCGCCTGGAGCAGGTGGTCGATGATGTGGAGATCGAAGCCGCACTCGGCGCGGCTGCCGTTCTTCAGGACGCGCAGCGAAGACTTCGAAGCCTCGACGTCCTGCAGATGGCCGAGGGAGTTGTAGTCGTCCATCTTGCGCTTGATGAACGGGACGAGCGTGCTCGGCCGGACGACATTGGCGATCTGCTCTTGGTTGGGATTGAATTTCCCGTCCGCGAGCACGTCGTCGGGTTTGAACTTCTTCTGCGAGAAGTTCAGCGAGTAGTTGACCAGCAGGTCGTCCACGAACTGGTCGGCGCCGCTCACGCGATGGCCTTCGGTCGCCCGAAAGTCATCCTGCGTGCCCGCGCTGTTCTTGCTGCGGGTGTTGACGTGCATCACCAGGTATGCGCCGAGTTCGTCGGTGCCGATCGGTGCCAGCCCGTCGTTGATGGCGTCGTTCTGCTCGGTGTCGGTCGGGCGATCCGCGGCGTCGTAGCAGGGGCTGATGATGTCGCTGAGCCGGTAGCCTGCCAGGTTCACCGTGCAGTCGACCTGCTCCGCCTTTTGGATGATGGCCGCCATGGCCGCGGCGATCTCGGCGCAGTCGTGGTCGCTGTTCTCCTGCCAGAACATGTGCAGGCGCTCGTAGTTGCGTCCGGTAGCGATCGTCGCGCCGTTCGCGCCCGTGCCCGTGTAGGCGGTGATTCCGCGAGAGCGCAGGCCGCGGCGCGGCTCGCTCTTGTTGACGATGTGCGTCTTGAGGTTGCCGAGGCTGGTCGCGTCGTTGGCGCTCGAGACGATGTAGTACTTGCGCACCGCATCGAGCGTGGCGAGCGCCGTCGACAGCTGCGTGGCCTCGGTGGTGGAGCCCTCCGCGCCGGCCACGGTCGTTCCGACGAACGCTCCGGAGAGCGCGATCGTGGTGGCGACGCCGCTCGAAATGGAGCCCCGAACACGGATCACGCCGAGCGACGCTGTGCCCTGGCTGATGCCTTTGAGCTTGGCCGTGAGCGTGAGCACGCCAGCGGAAATGCTGGCCGTGACTGGTAGCCACGACTTGGCGTTGATGGCGTCGCGGATCGCCGTCGAAATGGTGGTGACGGTGTCCGTGCTCTTGAACGAGTAAGAGACGTCTTCACCGCACACGGTGACGGTCGTGGTGCCGGTACCAGTCGGAGCCGTCGCCCACGTGATGGTCATAGTGCCGGCGACAGGGCTACCGCCCGTGGTCTCGGCAACCGGAACGGCCCAGACCTTGGCGTCCTTGTTGTGCTTCAGGAACTTGCGGATGCCGCGGTGCAGCGGCGAGCCCGCGCCCGCGCCGTCTTCAGCAACCTTGGAGTCGGTGATCGGACCGTAGAGGGTGTTGGCGGTCCACGTTCCGGTGCTGAGCATCGGCATCACGAACACGACTTGGCGCTCGCCCGCGGCGGCGCTGGCGGGGCCCTGCGCGAAAAGGATCTCGGCGAATGCGCCGGGGACCCGGAAGTCGAGCGCAACACCCGTGATCGGAATCAGAGCTGACATCAGCTATCGCCCTTTCCGCTGGCTTCGGCTTTCTTGGGCGCGGCCTTGGCAACGACGGCGCCGTCTTTCCACTCGACCGGGACGAACGGCACACCGATCGCCGCGGCGGTCTTTTCGTCAGCAGCCCACAACGCGCGCTTCTGGCGGCATTGCTTGGCGCACTTGTCGCCGTCTTCGGTGTCGGATTCGACGACGAAAGGCTCCTTGTCGGCGGGGTAGCCGCGCGTCGCGGTATCGAACGAGCGCCCGTAATAGCGGGTGGCCTCGCCGATCCGCGGATGGACGCCGGCCTCGCGCACGAGCGCATCCTCGCGTGCGTAGAACTTGAGCTGCATGGATTCTCCGGATCAGAAGCTGCGCGCGATGCGCTTCATGCTGGCGGTCAGGTGCTCTTGCATCAGCCGACCAGCTACGAGCGATGCGCCGTAGAGGAAGCGGTAGGGGCGGTTGCCGGGGTGCTTGACGCGCTTGGTTCGCACCCAGCCGCGCTTGCCCAGGAACACCAGGAACGGCTTACGCTTCGCCGTGATGTCGTGTGGGCGCGCGCCCTGGTCGATCGCTGCGGCGTACTTCGCGGTGTTGCGCAGTTGCAGGATCCGGCCGTTTGCCGTTTGAACCGTGCGCCAGCCCGTCTTGCGCTGGAGGTTGCCGCTACGTGGGGTGAAGCGCGGGTGCTGACGCGCGTAGTCGACAGCGCGACGGCCCGCCTCTGCGGTGGCTGCCGCCACAGCAGACTTCGTCTGCGCGATCACACGCTTGTGTGCAGATCGCAGGCTGTTGAGCGTCTGCTGGCTGATGATTGCCGACACGGGTCACCCGCTGGCGGCGTCACTGTCGCTGGCCGCGATGATGACTGCCGGCAAAATCTCGTTGCTGCCGACTCCGACTGTGACGTCCAGGCCGTCGAGATCGGGTCCTTGCGCGCCGTCGACGTAGCTCGAGATCTCGGTGCTCTCGAGACGCATCTCGATGGCCCAGAAGAGCAAGGTGCTCTCAGCTCCACCGAAAACAGCCTGCCCAGGCCCCTCGTGCGAGATGAGGCGAAGGCTGGTGAGCGGTGAGGGTTGGTCAGGCGATCCCGCGCCGAAGAACTGCAGCGCTCCGCCTTGAAAGCTCGCGTGCCCGCGGCGTCGGATCACCAGCGCCACGATCTTGGAGACAGCGACGCAAATGTCCTTCAGCTGGCGCGCGTCGATGATGTCGAGCGGACCGAGGATGTAGTGCAGCGCCCATGGCTGCACGCAGCGCGTGATCTCGAACGTGAACGATTCGTAGGTGGCATTGCCAGCGCGGTGGATAGCCAAGAGCGGCCACTTGCCTTTGCGCTGACGCAGATTCTGTTCAGTCGGCTCGTCGGCAAAGGTGTCCGAGACAGGAGTCTGTCCCAGATTCTCGCGCTGGCCTCCGATGTTGCCGAGCGCAGTGGTCCACGCCTCGCCCAACTCGGAGTTGATGGCAGCCGTGAAGAGATCCAGCAGCAGGTCGCGGCTTGGGTCGAGTGACGCAAGGCCGGTCTGGCCGATTGTGCGCCCAAATACCGGCAGCTCCAGGCCACCAAGGCGCTGGTAGAGGCTGTCCGACTCGAGCGACATCAGACCTGTGACCCGACCAGAATCGCGCGTATCATCCAGTGCAGCGCGTGGTCGACTTGCATACTGATCTTGCGGTAGTCAGCGCCGTTTGGATGCTGCGGCCCGAAGATCCGGATGATCTCGACGTCGCCGATCGCCAATGTGCTGCCGTCGGCCAGCGCGATGGCAGTGCCGCCCGAGCTGTGGATCGGGGTGATGGGCCCGATGTCGACTGTGCCGATGGGCAATTGGCCCAGCGCCAAGTCCTGGTTGTTCAGCCACCGCACTTTCGGTGGGTAGCCGCTTTCCAGGATCTGGTGCGCGTTCTCGCTGCGAGTACCGTCTCCGGTTCGAGCGCCCGAAGTGGTGGCGATCACGACCTCAACGGAGTGCTCACGAAGCCCATGCTTCCCCGGAATCGCCCGCACGCGGTTGGCGATCCGGCGGTAGCGGTCGCGGCGGGAGGCTGAAATGCTCATCAGTCCGGCTTCCACTCAAGGCAGTCGCTCAGGACGATGTGCTGCTGGAGCACCGCGAGCTTTCCGACCAATAGCGGGCGGTTTGCCCATGGCCCAAACACCGCCTTGTGCCCCGAGTATCCCGCCGACATTTCGTAGGCGATGCCTACCGAGATGATCTCGCCGGCCCTCGCCTGTTCGAGCAGTTCCTCAAGCGCCGCGATCACGTCGGGTACAGGAGGTCTGACCTGCGTTACTTCGCTGAGCTTGGGGGCGCCCATCAGTACACCGACATCGACCCGCCGCCACCACGCCGACGCCAGCGGTTGAGGCTGACGTCACCGATCGCGGAAGCGAGCTCGTCGCGCCAAAACATCAGCGCTTTGGCGGTCGAACCAAACAGCGTCATGCCCGTTTGGTAGAACGCGATCTCGTCCACTTGCTTGAGCGCGCCCTCACCGAAGATGTTGGCTAGCTCGTCCTTGGTCGCCTTGATGCGCGCCAGGAGCTCGCGGACGATGGCTTCGCCGCCGTCGACGTACACCGGGTACGTGCCCGAGTGGGGCTTCGAGAGCACCACCGTGGCATTGGCACCCGAGAGCGACTGGATCGTCGTCGACTCGAGCCGATCGTCGACGTCGACCCAGATGCGGTTGCCCGCAGCAAAGCCCGTCGCGCTCGTGAGCGTGATGGTTCGCTGCTTGGGCTCGGTCGTGTCCGGTACCGACGTGGCGGAGGTCGTCTCGGCGCCCGCCGTCATGTAGACGGCGATCACCTGCTCGAACACCATCGCCACGCCGATGAACGGCTCGGCGCCCGTGTTGAGGACGTTCCAGCCGAGCTCGGCTTTGATTCTCTGCAGCTCCGATGTTGAGAGGGCCATCAGGGCCTCCCTTCATCAGAAGCCAGAGTAGCGGGTGCAGCGGAAGCTGAAGGCGTAGGTGTCGCCCGAAGCTCCCGTAGCCACGCCGTTCACGACTGCAGCACGCACCCACTTCCACGAAAGCGCGGATGGCGGCACGGGCAGCACGCGCGTCACCGCGGTGTCGGCGCCGGCGGTACCGGTGGCGATCACGACGTTGGCGGGGTTCTGAGCGTCGCCCGCCAGGTCGTACCAGGTCGAGCTGTCGTCCGAGACTTGGAACTTGCCGGTGAGCGTGAGCGTGTTGGTTTCGGCCAGCACCGTGAACAGGCAGGACAACGAGCCGGGCTCGATGTTCGCCGTCTGGATCGCGGTGCCTGCCGTGGTCGTACCAGCGACGGGGGCGGCCGTGAGATCGCCCGAGCCGCCGCTGATGGTGAAGTAGCGTCGGGGGAAGCTCATTACACGTCCTCGCCGTAGGCGACCTTGGTCACGAAGCGGTTGTCGGCGAGGCCGAGCGCGAGATACGCCAGCCAGATGACCTTCGCGGTCTCGCCGTAGTTGTCGTCGCTCGCCGCGACTACGTTGCCCGGCTTCTTGCCGACGCCGCCCAGGAACGCGCCCGGGGCGATGGCGTGGGCCTTGTGCACCAGCACCGTCGAGCTGTTCGAGCTCTTCGTGAGCGTATTGCTCATGAAGTAGTGGTATTCGGCGGTGGAACCGAACCAGCCGGGGAACATGGGGTTCAGTTCCTTGTGGAACTCACAGTAGCGAGCGAACTGCGGATCGTCCTTCAGCTGCTTCTTGCCCGTCGGAGTCACCACCATGATGCGGCGGCCGTCGGGCAGCGTGGGCAGGTTTGCTTCGTCCTGCGCCTTGCTGACGCGAGACTGCTGCTCGTACGTGAACGGCGCCATGCCCTTGGCGGTGATGTCGTTGTCGGCCGTGATGCCCAACGGGTAGACGGTCGTCGAGGCGTTGTCGGCCAGCGACACCCAGAAGGAGTCGAGCGTCTTGTCGTAGTCGCGGCCCATGTGGGTGCCGACGAACTGTGCCAGGTCGTGCACGCCCATCGTGGAGTCGAAGGCGTCGAGGCCGTAGGGCTGCACCGCGGTCGAGCCATAGGGGCCAGCGTAGCGACGGATCTGCAGGAGCGCTTGCTCGCTGCCGGCCACCAGCGGCGTGGTCGAGATCGACTGGTTCACGCCGATCTCACGGGCCGCCTGGGTGTAGGTCGAATCCGTGAAGCGCGGCCGGTTGAACTTGATGACGTGGCCGGGCTCGCCGGTGAAGTTGGCCTTCGCGGCGAACAGCTCGGCACCGAGATCGGCCGAGAGCATCAGGCGATCCGCGTCGGCGCGCGTGTAGGGCGCGCCTTGGCCGCCGATCTCGTACGGCGTGCGGCCGATCATCGACGGAATGTTCAGAGACACGCCGAGGGCGCGCTTGAACATCATCGCGTAGAGGTACTGCGGCTCCGGTTGGCGCAGCAGGATGGCCGACGTGCGGTCGAAAAACTCTTCGGAGAGCTCGGCTCGTGAAATGGGCATGGATTGTCCTCGTGAATTCCGGGCAGATCCCGGCGCTCCGGCTCTCGGCCGGTGAAACTCCGCGGGTCAGCGGGCGCCCTGATTGGCGCTTACGCTCGCGGGTAAATCTTGTCGGCGTGCTCGAGCATGTACGCGCTCGCAGCGACGGGATTGCTCTGCTTCAAGCGTGCGTACTCCGCCTTGTGGTCTGGTGGTGAGCCAGCTGCGCTCGGTGGCGCGGTGGGCGGTGGTGCTGTGTTGGCGGGCGGCGCAGATGGTGCCACTGCAGCAGGCGTGGCTGCCGCTGGCGTCGTTGCCGCTGGTGCAGCAGGAGCCGCGGGCGCTGCCGCCTTCCATGTCGGCGCCAGAGCCGTGATAGCTCGGAGTTGCGCTGCCGGGTCGGTGTCGGGAGCGATCTTCCGCACCGCTGCCTGCTGATCGGCAGTCAAGCCACCGATCTCGCTGGCAGCACGCTCTTTGATCACCGACTCGTAGGCAGCGGCGCGAGCGCGTTCAGCTTCGAGCGCAGTGCTCGTTTCGCCAAGGCGCTGCGCCGCGCTCTTCGCCTCGTCCTCGGCCTTTTTGGCCGCGTCGAGCGCCGCCTTGGCCTTGGCTGGGTCGGTGATCCCGAGCGCCTCGAGTGCCTCTTTTTGGGCCCTCTCGAGTCGCCCCTTGAGCCAAGGCGGGTTCTGGTCGTCGCTTGCCGCGGGCACAGCCACAACTGGCGCCGGCGGCGGTGCAACAGGGGTAGGCTGGGCGCCGCTGGGCGCAGCCGTGCCCTCCGTGTTCATGAGAAAACGGGAACGTCGAAACATCTCTTTGCCTCCAAGCAACCGTGTTTTTGCCGTCCCGTCGGACGTGTTGGAGTCAGAGAGCTACTGGCAGATCGCTAGTTGCTCGTGACCGTCACCGCCACGCCCACGAGAATGCCGACGCCGTAGGTGGTGCCGCTCGTGGAGGTGACTTCCGTCGACACGGTGTTCACCGTGCAGAGCTCACCCGTCAGGTCGTCCGTGCTCACCGTGAGGGCAGCGACGGACGTGCCGCAGAAGTTGACAGCCTGGTTGTTGCCGTCCGCACCGCAGAACGCCGGGGCGCCCCAGAGGATGGTGCGGGTGGCGCCGTCGCGAGCGCGCGCGCTGATGGCCGCGCCCACCGCTGCGAGCGAAGCGTCATCGGTCGAGCCCGTGTAGGCCGCGAAATCCGCGGTCACTTCCCAGACCTCGAGGCGGTCGCGCGTGGTGGTGCCAGCGCCCGAGAAGGCCTTGCTCTTGAGGTTGCAGCTGCGGATCGTTCCTGCGATGGTTGCCATGTTTTCCTCGTTCAGCCCGTCGCGCGAATGGCGCGCAGGTTGCTTCGTTCGTTCTTGGCGGCCGCGATGAGCCGCTGGATCTGCTCGCGCTCAGCTTCGAGCGCTTTGCGGGTCTTGATTTCGCGCTCGACGACGCGGAGCCGCGCCTTGAGCTGCCGGAGCACCGTGGCCGTATTGAGCGGCGCGTCGGTGGTCGGCGCAGACTTGGGTGTCACAGTTGGCGCCGGCGCAACCGCCATCGCGCGCGGCGGCGGAACCACGGCCGCAAGCTCAGCTGCGCTGATCTCGTTCTCTGAGGCCGCTCGCTGAGCCGGTAGCTCAGGGCCGCCGCCCAGCTGGAACACGTGCGGATCTGGGGCGCCGCTCTCGGTCAGAGCGTTCGTTGTGGCCCAGCGTTGCATCGGTCAGCGGAATTGGCCGAAGCCGGTGATGTCGATGGTGATAGCGGCGCCGGCACTCGTGCTCGCGCCCGCCACGTAGACGGCTCGCACCACGTCACCAGGGTGACCGCCCACGAAGGTGGCCGCCGCGAGCGACACGCCCGGCGCCGCATCGGTGCCGCGGTTGTTGGTCGTGATGGTGGTCGAGAGCGCGTGACAGGCGATCGCGCTGTAGCGAATGGCCGAAGCGCCGGAGGCCAGCTGCGCGAAGTGGAGCCAGTCCGCCCATGCGTTCGGCTTGATGAGGCGCTGCAGGTAGATGTCGAGCGTCCCGCCAGTGGCGCCGATGAGGTCGGCGTCCACGCGCAGGTACGGAAAGAGCGAAAGGCCCGTGACGCTCAGCGTGCTGACGGCCGTGCTGGCCGCCGCGGGTGTCGTGTCGGAGATAGTAAAAACGCGATGCATCAGCGCTTGCTTCGCTTAGGCACGGGCGCCTCTTGGGGTGCCGGGCTGGCCTTCATGGCGTCGACGGTGTTTGCAACTGCCGCCTCGGTGGCACCAAACGTCGCTTCACCGCACGCCACGCAGGTGACCGCGTCGTCGGCGTTGTCGGTGTTGCAGAGCAGGCAGGTCTTCATGTCAAAACTCGAGGACTCTTTGGCCGCGCTCGGTGAGCTCGGTCCGGATCTCGTTCCACACGGTCTGGCAACCGAGCGCCATGACGTGCTGGCCGCGGCTTCGCGCGACCACCGGCTCGTTCACCCAGACGATCAGGTCGGCGGGTGCGCCTTCGGGGTTGCGGGCGAGCCACTTGCGCAGCGCTCGCGGCATTGCGGCGCCTTCGCAGATCCATGAGCCCGGCTCATCGAACCAGTGCGATGCGGCCTCCGACGACTCCGACCAGCCAAGGCCGATCAGCTCGTCGCTGCCGCGCACCTTCGCATCAGGGTTTGCTCGAGCCAGGTGGCTTACGAGCGTTGTCTTTCCCGCTTGCGGGCCGCCCGCCACCACCAGTCGCGCCGGCAGCGTCGCCGCCAGCATCCTGGCCAAGCCCTTGAGCTCGAGCTTGCGCGTCGATCTGGGCAGTTGCAGCGTCGAGCTCGCGCTGGGCTCGCTCATCGGCTTCCTTCTCGAGATCCTTGAGCACCGCGTCGACGTTCTCGATGCCGAAGATCGGCTTGAGGCGCTCGACGGCGATGCGTTTGGTGATGAGAGGCTCACCGCCAGCGGCGCCACCGCCGAGAGCCGCTTGGGTCATCTGCACGACCGCGAGCTGCTCAGTCGGATCTGGTTTGAAGTAGGCGCCCCATTGCACCTGGAGCGTCGGAGACATCCAAGCCATCAGAGAACCGCGTCGCTATCGAACTTGCTGAGCAGCTTCTGCACCTCAGCCGCGCCCGGAACCTTCAGCCCAGCGCCCAGCTTGTGAGCGATCCGGAGCTGCATGTCCACGCTTGGCAAAAGGAAGTTGTCGCGCAAGTCGTCGCGGAATTGGTCGCAGCGGTCGATCTGCTTCTGCTTGATCGCCTCGAGCGCCTTGCCGCTAGTTGTCGCCGCAAACTTGATGTTCTCGGGGTCGAGAAACACCACGCCGAGCGCCTCCTGCAGCTTGATGCGCAGGTCGCGGGCGTTGTCGTCGATGGCCTTGAGCGAATCCGCCGGGATCGAGAGGTACTCGACCTTCGTCTCAGGGTTGGGAAACCGCCAAACGTTGCCAGGGCCCTTCTTACGCACCGGCCCGGTAGCGCTCCCGCCGGTGTCCAGATAGGCGCCCTTCTGCGGGTTGGTGGTGGTGATACGTCCACCGTGCTCGGTGGCTGGCACCACGGCAGGGCGACCCATGTCCGTAGGATTGTGGTCCGCGTCGACGCCGATCTCGACCACCTGCGGCTCACTAAACAGTGCGCAGCGATGTCGCTGGCTCACCGCGAAGTCGTGGCCCTGGATCTCGTTGGTGAGCAGCGCATGCAGCGCCGTCCCGTCGATCACGTTGACGGCTGCACAGCCGCGGAGCAGCGGGTACCAGACGACCGGGCAGAAGCCGAAGCCGTGCGGGTACGTGCGCTTGGGGTCTGCCTGCCAATCAGGCTCGGCGCCGCTATCCTTCGCGTCGGCCGGAAGGAACGTGGTGTCCTTCTCGGCGTCGATGACGCGGCGGTAGAGCTTGCAGCGCACGCCCCACGAGCCGTCGCGCTGCCGAAACTCTTCGAAGTACGGGTAGCGGATCTCCAGCTCAATGACGGCGCCCGAAACGTCAAACGTCGGGTTGCCCCACTTTGCGGGGATCAGGTCTTGGAAAGGCTTCCCTGCTCGAGCGCCGTGGATAGCAACGGCGGTGCCGCAGCCCTGCGCCGCGGCAAAGGCATCGCGGCAGTGAGCTCGGAAGCGGCTGATGCGGTGGTGCTCGACGATGAAGCGGTCGAGCTTCTGCGAGTCGTCCTCACCGAGCCCGTTGTCCTCGTCGGCTTCTTCCTCACCAGGCTTGCTGGTGAAGGTCGGCGCACGGCCTTCGCCGAGCACCAAGTCCACGTTGGACTGAATGGCGATCTGAACGACCGGGTAGACGATGCAGGGCGCGCGCTCCCAGAGCGGCTGCTTGTCGTCCCACCAGCTCGGGCGTCCCTCGTACTGCCGACCTTCGACCCAGCGCTCGAGATCCTCGAGACGCCGGTAGCGCGGCGGCATGTTGGCCAGGGCGATCTTGTTCGCCTCTTCTTGGCCCTGGAATTGGATGGACGTGTGCATCAGCTGCCCGAGACGAGGGTGCGGTAATTGGGACCGCGACCGAATCGCCCGACAGCCAGGTAGCGCCCGGCGTCCATCGCGTGATTGTCCTTGTCGGCCGGCTCTTCACCGAAGGTGCCATCCGGCAGCTTCTTGCGCCGGTAGAGCCCCATCTCGCGGATGAAGTTCACGCACTTGCGCGACACGTACATGCGCGCCCAACGCTCGCCGCTCTCGGTCGTGCGAATGAACAGCAGGTCAGCGACGCGGGCGATGCCGCCGTGAATGTCGTTGTCGGTCTCGCCGACCTTCAAGCCCGCGCTGCGCAGGTCGTTGATGCGATCGGGGCGGGAAGGGTCAGGCCAGAACTTGGCAAAGTCCCAAAGCTTGGCGCGCTCGTTCCAAACGTGGTTCGGGCACTCGCTCTCGTACCACTCGTCGAGCAGCCAGAGCGTGGCGTCGTTGCCGTGGCCCGTGATGCCGCCGAGCAAGAGCACTGCGGGATCGACCCAGCCGTGATCCATGCCGACGTGGAACTCGCGGCAGGCGGAGAGCGCGGGTGGCTCTGCGTGTGGGCAGTCGGGCCCGCCGATGACGTGGAAGTCTTCGTTGAACGGATAAACGAGCCCTTCGCCCGCATCCGGATCCGCTTCCCATTCACGCCGAAACGTCGCGGGCAGCGTCGTCGCCTTCGCTTTCGCGACAGCTCGCTTGCCGACGGTCTCGGGCGCGTCCTTGTAGGAGGCCCGAAACGAGTAGACGGTTTTGAGAGCATCGGCGCGTTGGTCGCGCTCGGCTTCGGTCTCGCCTTCGAGCAGCGGCAGCGTCTCACCTTGGCGAACGCGCTCACCCTGCAGGCCTTGTTGGTACGTGCGCCACCAGAGCCCGTGGCGGCCCATGTTGGGCGTACCAGCTATGATCTGGATGGCGAGCGACCACGGCTCCGAGAGCCACGGCATCGCAACCGCGTCGTAAACGCCGGTCTCGACGCTGTCGCATTCGTCGATCACCAGCACGTCGGTGCGGAGGCCGAGTGCAGTGCGAGCGTTGTGCTCGGTGGCGGGGAACGGCTTGAGCCAGCTCCCGCCCGGAAAGTTGATCTGCCCGGTCTGCTTGTCGAGCCGCGCGCCGAGCCACGCCCAAGCGCCCGTCAGGTCTTCAACGATGCCGGCCCAGTGCACGTCCTTGAATTGCTTCAAGGTCGGCATCAGCACCGTGATGCGCACACCAAAGAACGGCGTGATCGCGTTGGTGCGCGCCTGGTACTCGTGAGCCGCGATCAGCGACCAGAGCATCAGGCGAATGAACTTTGACTTGCCGACGCCGCGGCCCCACCCGATGAAGACGGTGTTGCCGGGCCGGAGTGCCGCTCGAGCTTTGCGCTGGGGTCCGTTGAGCGGCAGCACCATCCGGCGCGCCGCGTCAGCCACCTGCAGTCTCCGGGAGCGCCTTGGCTTCGACGAAGACGATCTCGGCTGGCCGAGTCGTGTTCGCGTCCGGGGGCGGCGGCTTGTTGGCGTCGATGCCGACGATCCGGAGGGCTACCTCGACGGACCGGACCACCGCCTCGTAACGGCGTGCGTTACGGGCGTTCGTGATGTTGTCGAGCAGGACGGTGAGCATCCGGCCCGCGAACGTTGCGTCCTGGACCTGGCTCAGAATCGCGCGTGACGCCTCGGCCGAGCTGTGCCGGACGGTGGAGACGTCGCACTTCCACTCCTCGGCGAGCTCGTGGTCGGAGACGCCCTCCTGCCACAGCCCCTCCGACATCATCCGCTTGATGCGGATCACCCTCTCAGCGGGTTTTGGTGCCTTGCTCCGGCGCCGCTTGTCGCACGTGCGCTGAGTGGCAGTGTCGGCCTTGCCCATCCTGCTTGCCCCTTGCGCCCGGCAACCGTGTTTTTACCGCCGCGTCCGGCGTACGAGCGCTTGGTGCTGTCGGTATTCGCTGTGATGTCGCGGTCGGTGAGCCTCTCCCGCAACTCGCCGCCAGCGTTTCGCCGGCTGGTCCGTCTCGGGGCTCGTCTCTCGGGACCGTGGGCGCGCGTGACGCCTTCAGGTCTCTCATCCCTTGGTGCTCAGGGTGGGGCGAATTTGGGCTTTTCTGGGCCGATTTCCGCCTGCTACCAGGACCATGCGGCGGCCCAGTTCGTCGAGCATTCGTGCCAGTTTCTGATCGTCAGCACGCAATTCCGCGATTTGCGGATCCACGTTCTCGGCGATGTAGGCGGCCGCGCCCTCGGCGATCCGGTCGTCGATGTCGGATAAGTACGCCCTGAAGTTGCCCATGAGCTCGTCCACCTTCGACCGGCGGAGTTCGGGCAGGTAGCGGGTGAGGGCACTTTCGGTGATGCGTCGGTGCCCGCCCTCGGTGGTGGTGGCGATGCGGCGGCCGGTCTCTTTCTCGCGGGCCCGGATCAGGCGGGCGAGCTTTCGACCGGACGCGCGGGTGTCCGACCAGCCGAGGCGGCGGGCCATTTGCCGGAAGGTGAGCACGTCGCGTGGGCCGCTCATTGCGCACCGCGATTGCCACAGAGGCGCTGTAGCGTGTCGCGCTCCCATTCCCGAGCTTTGCGCTTGAGTTCACGTAGTTTACGCGGCTCCGGGCACGTCAGACAGCGCGCTGGATGTTGGCCCTCTTTCGCTTCTTCCGAATTCTCCCACCTGGCAACCGTTCCGTACGTGACCACCCTGTGGTGGCCTAGCTCGCAAACGAGGTTCACTTTCTGGCTGGCGTAAACCGACCCCCCGATGGTCGGCACATCCTCGACCACCACCAGCGCGCCGATTTGCTCCCCCTTTGCTAGCGCCCAAAGCTGCCCATCAATCATCACAGGGAGCCTCATCGGACCACCTGGTTCCAAAGCAGGCAGCTGGCTTGAAAGAGCGCCGTGGCCTGCTCGTCGGCCGCCTTGAACTGGGCGGCTCGACCGTCGGTGGGTTTCTCGGACTGCTCGGCGCGCAGGTTTTGCCAAAGCTGCTGCGGCGGGAGCTTGTTGGGGTTCTTGCGCAGCATGCTCTTGCCCGACGCCACGAGGTGCCACAGCGCGCCCAGGGTGCCGCCGTCTGGTCCGAAGAAGGCCTCCAGGGTGGCCGAGGCTGGCAGGTCGCCCTGAGCGAGCCTGAGGCGGTCCAGGCGCCCGGAGACGCGCCCCATGAGCGCCATGTCCGACTCGTTGACGTCGACGGCTGAGCCGGCGTGCCCGCGCTTGCTGGAGCCCGTGGGGCGCGCCGTGATGGGTGCGCGGCTGTGGGTGCGGTGGCGGGGGAGCGACCAGCCGCGGCCTTCGCAGGTACGGCACACCGTGTCATCGGCCGGCGGCAGGAGGCCATCCGGCACGAAGATCTCGAGCGCGGCGAGCAGGGCCCGCTGGCGCTCCGACATCTCGCGGGGCTTGGGGCTCGAAGCGACGAAGCCGCTCCCGCCGATCCAGCGCTTCACGTCGCCGCCGCAGTCGGGGCACGGGTGGGCGGTGCGCCCGAACATGCTGAGCCGCGCCATGAGGGCAGCGGTGGGGCTGCCGTTGAACACGCTCAGGCCGCCTTGGCGGAAGTAACGCCGAAGCTCTTCGGCATCCGATGCCTTGATCACGGACGACGTTTTGGCGAGCGCGGACACGGCGCTCGGGAATCCAATCTCGGGTGCTGCTGACATCGCTCAACCTTTTCCGCTCCGCGACCAGCGCGGGGCATTGTGGTACCTTGGTCTCATCCGGCGGCGGCAATCGACGGTGAGACCCTCGGCAGCGATGTCGGGGGTTTCTGTTTTCTAGACCACCACCGTGAACTCGTGCCCCGTCGGCACCTCTCGCACCTTCGCTGTCACAGTGAGAACGACGGTCCCCGACTTCTCACCAGGTTTCATCGAAACCACGTAGTCGAACAAGCCGAGCCACTCGCTCAATGTGAGCCCTGCTTGCTTCGACCATGCGTCCAGCGCCTTGGCCGTCAAGAGCATCGCCTCTCGCGCGATCTCCGTAGACTTCTCTCGCATTGCTCGAGCGAGCGGCAACTCGGGCAGGTCGCCGCCGTAGTCCTCCAACGGAGGCGGCCAGTGAGAGCGCGTGATTGCCATCAGGCCCCGTCCGTTCCCACCACCGCGCGCACCGTCTCCCGTCCCCAAACGCGCGTGAAATGGTCAACGCGCTCTTGGCGGTCTTTGCTCGTTGCTTTGCTCAGCGAGAGCTCGACCATGTTGCGTTTGGCCATCTCCTGCTCGGGGTCTGCGTAGATGGCGATGCCTCGAAACTTGTTTGGCTCGATTCCCTTGCTCACTTGGTCTTGCTTTCTTTCGGTACCCGGCAGCAACCAAACCACTCCAGGCGCAGTCTTGATGCCGCCGAAGGTCTTCACGAATCGATCGGCCCATTCGTTCTGGCTCGTCACAACTCCTCGCTCCCTTCCGCCTCCGGCTCATACCCCTTCACCTTGCCGAGGTTGTCGCCGACGTAGACGCCGATGGGAGCCGGCTCTGCTTCCTTTGCGTTCGCCGGCCAACCACACCAGCAGCTGCCTGCGATCTTTTCTGGCAGGACGATAGTGTGACCATTCGCGCACCGCAGCGCGCTGCGAATCACGTTTGCGTCGTGGTGGTGACGGCGACCATCGGTGTCGAAGTACGGCGCGTAATATGCGCTGGTCACGGAGGAGCCAAGCGCCTCAACCGCATAGGCTCCGCACTCGCCGCACACACTTGGCTCGGGACTCTTGGTCTTCGTCGGATCCAACTCATCCGGCGGCGGCGCGCCATCTTCGAGCTTGGCGATCCTCTCGTGTAGCTCGTCGAGCAGTTGCAGGTAGAGCTTTTCCCCATACGGTATGTCGGTCGGCCGCATCGGGTGCAATTCGAGGAAGCGCTCGCTTGGTTTCTTACTCACAGGTCTTCTCCCATTGCTTCCTCGGCGACAGCTTCGTTGTGTCTCTCCAGCTTCTCCAGGCGCTGCAACACGTCGGTCTCGAAGGCCTGGCGGCGAGCGTGCTCTTCGTCGAGGTAGTCGCAGAGCGCTGGCCCGCTTAACTCGAGCTGAAAGGCGCGTTCACCCATCGGAATCTTGACCGTGATGCGCTCGCTCGGCTTCTTGGTCTCGGTCGTCACGGATGCAGCCTCCAGCGCCAGATCGCGGTGCACTCGTACTGCTTCCGCTCTCTGAGACAGTCGACCATAAAGGCACGTCGTTCGCCTTCTTCCCGTCGCACACCGACCGCTGTAGCAAGCACGATGCAGGTGACCGCAATAACGGCGAGTCCACCAAGCCAAAGCTCCAAGTGGTAACGCCAGCTCCATGCGATTGCTGACCAGATGTTTTTCACGTTTCACCTCTTTTGGCGGCCCTGAACACTTCGTCCACTTCACCAGGCTTCGGCCAAGGCTCCTTGCCCCGCGTCACCCGCCGCGTACTCTTGCCCAGCGCCGCGTCGATGGCTCGGTTTGCGGCCTCGGTGAGCCGGCGGTCTCGGCGGATGACGTGCTCGACGGTGGGCATTCGAACGCGCTTCAACCTGTCCTCGCGTAGGTGCCTCGCGTGGCGTGAGCCTTCCACGCAACCGCTGTAAGCCGCGGCACGTTCAGCAAATCGGCAGCGGCATCCACGTCGACGTTTTGCAGAACTTGATTACGCCACGCTAGAGCGTCCCCATTGTTCAGCCTGACAATCTTCGGTGGCGGCGCTGGCCGTCTGCCTAGCGAGAGTCTCGTTTTGGCAAAAGAGCAGATCAGCATGGGCACGCCGTGGCTGGTCGTGGTGCTTGACTGGTATTCGAGCACCAGAATTGGCGCAGGCTCCGACTTGTCGTCAACCAACCACAACGCTTGCTGCATCAGCAGCCAACGCGCACCGGTTCGGTTTATATCACCCGTCTCCTGTTCGATCATCTCCAATACCCCTGACACGTCCCACTCGCGAGCACCTGACATCATCTCCGCCATCACCGAATAGGACGGCGGGTGGATGCTCCTCCAGCTCCGCCTTCGCTTGCGGTTGGCCAGTGGTGCCTGCAGTGCCCGGTGTGTGCTTTGTTGCTTTTCTCGCCCCTTCAGAACCGCCACCGACAACACAGATCCGTAAGACAAACGTCGCCAGGTGTCGGTGAACATGTCGATCGTCGACTTGTCGAGGTGCGCACAGAAATCCCAAAACACCGAGGTGATGTAGGGGTAACCTGACTCTCGCCCCCATCTCTCAATCCAGCACTCCGCATCCCCGCAATCATTCGGCGCAGGCAGGCCTTTAGCTTTCTCTAGGCAATTCCTGATCCACGCCAATTGGTTTCCGGCATCCTCAGCGTGGACCAATTCCGGCTCTTCGGAGCCATCGCCACGGCACCACTTTGCGGCACACGCTTTGATCGCATCCAGGTCTCGATCAATGCCGACGAGATTTCGCAACGGTGCACCTAGTTGCTTCAGTACTCCGATGTCGCCGCCCTCGCGCGATGCCAGGAATACATGCAGGCCTCGATCAAAGCAGTCTGGGTAGTGACGATCGAGCCACTCTTGGTTCGCCCTGTGTGTCTCGAACCGTGCGGCCTTCTTCTGCAGGCTCTCGCCTTTGTAGGTGTCGCTCACCGCTTCCCCTCCGCCTTCTCATGACACCCCACATGCCGCACCAAGTGCCCACTCACCTGGTCGGCATACCGTTCCGCCCTCGGCTCGATGATTCGCCCACACTCGTTGCAATTCTCAGCGAAACCCTTGGAGGTGCGGATCCAATGCCTCTTGAGCGGCGCCCCCGTCGGCACGTTCCGACTCCGCGCTAGCAGCTGCTGGGCGCGCGGGGTGAGGGGGCGGTTGAAGCCTGTCGTCTGATTTGGATGGCGTGCCATTAGCCTGCTTTCCTTGCTTTCTGCATCGCTGCTCTCGGTCCCCTCACGACCTTGTTTTGCATGTGCACCATGCGCTCGACGAACACAGCGCCTGCCAGCGCGTCGGCTTCGTGCTCACCAACCGTTTGGTTGATGCCCTGAAACATCACGAACCGGATTGCGTTGATGACCTCGAGCTTCGTCGCGTGCCCCATGCCCTTGCCGCACACCGCGATCTTGGCCTGCTGTGGGGCGTACATCACGACCGGGATCCCGTAGCTGAACGCCACTGCCTTCATGATCCCGACGACCTCGCCCACTGCGTCGGTGTTTGCGTTGAACCCGAACGCCTTGATGGCCTTGCCTTGGCGAGCTGCGTCGAGTTGACGCTTCGCGTTCATGCGTGCGCCGACACGCGCGCCGTTCTGGTCTTCAATCCCGAAGTAGTGCGGACGGATCTGCTTGTCGCAACAGAGCAACGCCAGCTCGCGCCAGATCTTCTTCAGCCGATCGTTAAGGCCCCAGTCGGCTGGCGTTTCGATCTTGCCCGACTCGACTAGCTCGGGGCGAGCCGAGTTGCTGTGCCGGCGCACGACCCCGTAACCGACGTTTGCCAACCCGGGGTCGCAAGCGATCACGATTCGGGGCGAGCTGTTCAAGCTGTATAGCCTTTCAGGTCTTCGTAGCAACGCATCATCGCAACCACGTCGCCCTCAGCCATGGCCTTCGCCGCGAGGTCGAGCGACCGCCGCATCATGAACAACGCTGGCGCGCACGCTCGCGCCAGCATCGGGTCGGTGTGCTGGTACTGGGGAATCACCTCATCGCGCACGCGAGCCATCTCGCGGGGGAGCGCTTCACCGAGAGAGTCGCTCACGCTTCGGCGCTCCCATTCTGCTTTGCCTTCTTGCCCCTGACCGCCTTCGAGTTGGTCTTGACCACCCGCCCCTCGTCCTCGGCGGCCTGTGCCAGCGCTTCCGGTGTCGGCTCGAACGGCTCTTCGTCTTCGTCGTCATCGGCCGGCGGCGGCGCGGACCCACCACCATCAAACAGGCCCGGCTGGCGATTCTCCTCCTGCTCGTCGCTCGTCGCTGCGCGCTCGTCGACCTTTTCGTCCGTGTCGACGCGGCGGATCTCGTAGTGCAGCAGCACGCCTTGGGGCGACGTGACCGCGAATTCGTAGCACTCGACCTGGCGCTTCTCCGCTCCCGACTCGAGCGCTTCCAAGATGCAGTCCTTCTTGGCCTTCTGGACCTTGATCTCGCCGTTGATCACCTTGTTGTCGGCCTTCTTCTGCTCTTCGAGCCGGATGATTTCGCGGTCGATCCCCTCGAGCTCGACGCGGCGGGCGGCCTTCTCTTCATCGGTCAGCGAGCATTCGACTAGCTCGAAGTAAGTGTCGCGGGCGGGCATCTCGCCCGACTCGGCCATGGCTTTTTCGATGGTTTCGTCTTGGATGGCGTCGGTGAATTCTTGGCTCATGGTCTCTCCCGTTAGGTTCCGTATCGGTCGTCTAAGTCGTCGTAACTGGGGTCATGCCCAGGCTCGGTCGGCGGCAGGCCGAGTTGCTGCTGGCGATCTTCGGCGTCGTAGTCGCTGATGAAGCACGCGGAGTGCGGGTTCCAATTCAGCGGGATCGAGAAGCCTACGGGCCCCTCCTTGACCTTCTCGACCCAGATCTCGCGCGAGATCTTTTCGCCGACCTTCTTGCCTTCCGCGTCAATGTCCTGCTCGACGCGCTTCTTGCCGAAAAGGATGTTCTCTGCGGAGTTGTGCAGATCTTCGGACTCGCGCGCCTTGAGCTTGCCGGTGCGCTCGTCCTCGGTGATCTGGCTAAACAGGATGCCGCCCGCGCCGGCTTCTTTGATCGCGTCGGTGAGCAGGTAACAGATGCTGTTGATCTCGTTGCGTCGGTCCTGCGAGCGCGCCGCGAGCCGGATGCGCTGCATGTAGTCGACCATCACGACGTCGATGCCGTGCGCCACGACGAGGCTCCGGATGTCGGAGGCCACTGCCTCAGCGCTGCGCCCGATTGCCGGCAAGAGCCACGGGATGTCCTCGGCGTCGGCGAGCGCATTGGCTAGCTTGCGGTGCTCGTCGTTGAGCAGCCGCGCCTCGCGCAGGCGCATCGCGTGCACGTTGGTCCGCGTCAGGAACAGGCGCGAGCCGAACATGCGCTCGGGGTCTTCGAACGTCACGATCAGCGGGCGCTGCTTGTCGCGGAGTACGCGGTTGGCGGTTCCGACGATGAAGCTCGACTTTCCCCAGCTGGTCGGCGCGGCGAGCAGGGTCACCGAGCCGTGGGTCACGCCGCCGATCACGCGGTCGAGCTCCTTGCTGATGGTCCGGCAGCCCGGGCGGCGCTCGGTCGTGGTGGCGTGCTTGTAGGCCACGGAGAGGCTTTCGCGGACCGTCCGAGCCTTGGCCCCGCTCGAGAAGTCGGCGTCACGCAGCGCGTTGGCCAGCGCCTCGCGGGCGGCCGCCATGCCGTCGCCGCGCTCGATCTCACCCCGGATCACGGTCAGCCGCTCGAGCAGCAGCCGCTCGCCGGCGACCTGGCGGAGCTTGTCGACCGAGCCCCACGGGTTCAGATCGGTCGGCGCCATCAGGCTGTCGATGACGCCTTCGCCGCCGTTCTCCCAGAGCTTCAGCTTGCCCTGGCGCTCGAGTTGGATCACGAGGTCGTCGCGCGTCAGCGTGGCGCCGCGGGCGGCGCAGATGGCGGCGATGGCGCGCTGCCAGTCGCCGCAGAACAGCTCGACCTGGGGCGCCCACGCGGCCCGGAACTTGGCGTCATCGAACCACGCCGACAGCACGCGGGCGCCGATGTTCACGTGCGCGAGCAGGAGCTTGTGTGCGTCGTCGCTCATGCTTCCCCGAAGGTTTCGCGCAGCTGCTGGGCGGCGGCGGCGGCGGCAAAGTCGGGGGCCGGTGCAGCTGGGGCGCCATTCGACGCGAGTAGCCGCCGCAGCACGGCCGGCGTGAAGGCCCCGGGGTGACGGCGTTTCGGGTCTGCAAACCAATCGGACGCGCCAGCCAGCGAACCGGCCAAAAGCAGGTCCGGAATTGGGTTTTCCGCGGCGATTGCCTCCAGGATCGCCCGCAAATCGCTGTCGGACTTTGGAGAATTGCCCAAACGAACGGGGTTTCCGAATGACCAGGCTGCCGCTACGGCCTGCACCTCGGGCAGCAGCGAGGGCTGCAAATACTCGCCATCGTAGGGGTTTTTGAGGATTCGCCGCGCGATGTCCACCAGCTCGCGCGCGCGCGGAGACCCGCTCTGATCCGTTGTTGCCTTCGGAACTGACAGATCTCCATCACCACCACCACTCCCTGCGGGTGCGTGACCGACGGTGGTGGTCACGCCAGGAGTCACACCGTGACCGACGGCGTGACGGTCGCCGTGACCACCAGCGTGACCACCACCGTGACTCCCACCGGAAGGACCGCGTGACTTGCCCTTGCGAATCCGGGCTTGCTCACGTGCCGCCAGGACCTGCTCGCGGCTCTTGGACCAGTGGAGGTAGTCGTGCATCTGTAGGCCCCCTCGGCGCGTCTTCTCGAGCAGCTCGACCTCGAACAGGGCTGCCATCGCAGCGGCTCGCTTCTCGGGGTCCCTGGGGCCGCGCACCTCGTCCAGCATGTCGTCAGGGACGAAGCCGTCGGTGAGGTACTTGGCGCAGTAGACGCGCAGCCCGAGCCAAAGGAACAAGGCCTCGGGCCCAGCCAGCTTGATGGCCCGTACAAACTTCGGGTGATCGAGAATCCCGTCGTCCAACTCGATCCAGCTCACGCAACCTCCTTGACAAGCTCAACCGCGAACCCACCTTCAACCGCGTCGAAGGAACGAACGAAACCCAGGTCTTTCAGCTGCGCGAGCACCGTCGCCACGGAGACGCGACCAGCACGCACAAGGCCATCGCAGTGAACATCCCAGACCGCCTTCGCGCGTGCGACGATCTCGACCTGCGAGCGCTGCGAAAGCTCCGGGTGCAGTAGCCACATCGTGACCAGCAGGCGGCGCGTCTTCGCGACCTCGGCCGAGCGCTTCCACGCTTCGCCGATGCCCACGCAGTCGAAGAGATCGGTGGGGACGTGGTTCATGCGGACCTCCCAAAAAGGCTCGGCTGCAGGTCAATAGGCAGGCAGTGCGGCGAGAACCAGAGTGTCTCCTGCTCGCGGTTGTCGTTGTCGTCGCTGGCGTAGCCGCGCGCGCCCTTCCAGCGGTGGACCGTCCACGACGCCGGCATTTGCTCGGCGTGCTCGTCGAAGTAGCCGGCCAGGCAGATGCGCAGATCCGGATCGTCGCCGTTCGCGATGGCCCAAGCCCGCACCTCAGCCGCGAGTCCGGCGCGATCGTGGCCGTAGATCTGCTTGGCCCGCATCGTGACGTCGTAAGGCGGGTCCAGGAACACGGCGCAGGGGCGTCGCCCGCCGACGTTCTTGCCCTTGCCGAGCACGCTCGGGCCAAGCACCCGCGTCCAGTCGCCGCAGACAACGCGAACGCGTCGCAGGCGTTGCTGGAGAGCGCGGAACCAGGCCAGGCGCGGCGGGGCCGAGACGCCGTTGATGCCGCGGTCGTTGCCAATGGCTGGAAGGCCATGCTCTCGGGGTGCGCTCTCGCTCGTCACGCCGCGGCCGGTCTCGGTACCGCCGGTCGAGCTGACCGCGAGCATGGGCATTTTTTCGGCGAGCCCGCTGGCGTGGATGCCGTTGCCTGTCGCGCCGCTGTGGACGCGCAGGCCCAGCATCTGCTGGCTGAGCACACCCTTGCCGGTCGTGCGGGCGCGCGCCGGTACCGCCAGCTCTGGCATCTGCTGCTTCGGACTCCGGACACCAACGTCGTAGCCGGACAGGTTCGGGAGCTTCTGTGACAGCACGCCCATGCCGGCGCTGTCGCCGCTGACGTGCGGGCGCTGGTTCGGCAACTCGCGCGTGCCCAACGCGTGGACGCCTTGGCCGGTGTTCAGGTTCGGACGCGGCTCGCCGTGACGAACGCCGCCGCACCAGCCGGTACCGATCCACTGGCAGATGCCCCAGACCCACCAGCCCGCGACCTTTGCGTCGAAGTACTCGGGGTCGGCGCGGAGCTGCTCGGCCATTTCTTCGAGCCGCACCACCAGCCAGGCATGGCGAGTGTGCAGGTCCAGCTCGGACACCGGGTCGTCGCACCATTCGGCAACGGCGTCGGGGTCGGTTTTGATGGCACGCCAGAAGTTGCAGATCGCGCCCGAGAGGTCGTTGACGGTTTCGATCTTGCCGGCGCCGTTGGGGCGCAGCAGCAGCGCCGCGATCGAGCCAGCAAACGGCTCGACGTAGTTGACGACCTCAGGGCCCAGGCCGCGCCAGATGATTTCGGCAGCGCGGCTCTTGCCGCCCATCCACGGGAACGGGGCACGGAGGAGCTCAGCCACGCGCCACCCCCCTTCGATCGTTCCACCACCCCGCCACCGCGAGCCCAACAAAGCCCGCGATCCAGATCGGCGCAGTCACGAGGAGAATCGCGAGATCGGCGTCGAGCAGCTCGGTGGGGGTGAGGCGGTTAGCCATTGGTGGCCTCCTCGAACAGCTCGCGAAATGCTTCAGATTTGCGCAGGCGCTCCAGCAGAATCTCCTCGAGCTGCCGCGCGCGCTCCCGCGTCAGGTTGAGCACCTCACCCACGATCTCGAGTGTTGCTCCGCCGCGGTCGGCGACGTCCAAGCAGCACGACTCGAGCAGCTGGTCTGGCTCGAGGTCGGGGTAGTTGAGCGTCAGGCCGCCGTTGCGTGTGACGTCGAGGAACAGGTGGTACCTGCACGAGACGAACGGGCAGGGGCGCGCGCCGTCGACACATTCGCTGCGCAGACGCGGCTTGCTGTGCGGCTCGTACTGCTCGCCATCGACGAAAAGCCGGCGCTTCTCTTCGAGCGTGATGCGGGTGCCGATCGTGATCTTCCGCACGGGGCGCGAGAGGCGTCGGCCCTTGTGGTCGTGAGCGTGGAGGGTGGCGCGGTCAGGCATCAACCGATCCCTGCCTTCCGCACGTGCCCCGGCAGCTCGCGCATCACCGCCAGCAGCAGCTCGTCGCTCAGGTCACGACCGCAGAGGCGTTCGTTGACGAAGTCCACCGCCACGCGCGGGCTGCCGTTCACGGCGTCGGCGAATGCGCGCCACTCCAACCCCGAGAGCCGCCATTGGACTTTGAGAAACCACCTCGTGATCTCTTCGTCCGTCAGCATGCGGACCTGGACGTCGGTCGGCTCAGCCGGCATCGCGCCCTCCCACCACCCGCAGCCACCTTCGACCGCTGGCCCTCAGCCGCTCGACCTTCTCACGCCGCGCCAGCCGGTCGATCTCAGCCTTGGCGGCCCGCAGCTCGTCCGACAACCCGAGCAGCGCCTGGTGGTCGTGGAGCGGGCAGCAGAGGCGGCGGCCCAGCAGGTCGAGCTCGCGCGCCTGGGCCAGCTCAAGGTCGCGGAGCGCGCAGTGCCAGGCCAGCACGGGGCCGAGGGCCGGAGCGCAGCGGGGCGAGGCGCCGCCGGAGACGAGGCGGAGGGCGTTAGCCACGGCGGACCGCCTCCTGCCGGAGCTCTTCGACCGCGCCGGCCAGGTCGCCAGTCGCTACCCGGTCAGCGGCCCGGCAGACGGCGAGCCCGGGCTTGGCGCCCTCGGGGTCGATGGTCGCAAGCGCCAGCAGGCGAGCCTGGCGGACTTGACTCGGATCAACCGGAGCAGGCGGAACCCAATGCTGGCGGTGATTTGGCGGCTCCTCTGAACCATCGGTTTCGACGTGTTTGGACCCGTCACCGCCCGTATCTCCCGAGCTAGGCCCAGCTTCGAGTCCTAGAGTCGGAGCCACGAAAAACGCTGGTCTAGCGTTTCGATCAACAGAGTAGTCAACGCCCAGCACGGCATTGCACATCGCCTCCCACTCGAAGTCCGTGTAGGTCTCGATGGTCTCGAAGCCGTCGCCCTCGGAGTTGTGGGTGATGCGCTCGACGACCTTGCCCTCGGCGCCGCTGGAGCGGGCCACGCTGACGAAGGTGTGGCGGCTGCTGTGCAGCGTCCGGTTGGCGACGCCAGCCACCTTGATGGCCGTCCGGAACGCCTTGTAGGCGCTGGACGCCGAATGCCCGCCGGCCGTGCCGAACGTCGGGACGATGAAGTCGTCGAGCTGGGGCTTGCGGCAGTACACCAGCTCGAAGCCCTCGGCCCACCACCAGGTCAGCACCTTGGCGAGCTCGGGGTGGACGGGAACCACGCGCGGGTGCGCCTCTTCCTCGTCGTCGGTCTTGAGCGGCTGGTCGTCGTACTGCGTGTGAACGAGCAGGCCGCCGAGCGGTTGGGCCAAGCGGTCCCAATCGCGCCAGCGCCGGCCGCAGATCTCGCCCTTGCGCATGCCCGTGTAGAAGGCCAGGTGCAGGAACACCCGCATCGGCAGCGAGACCTCTTCGCAAGCCAAGATTTGGCGGACCTCGGAGCGTAGGTAGGGAAAGCGCTTCTTCTTGGCCGAGCGGCGGCGGATGGTGCCGGGCGGCAGCCCCTCGCAGGGGTTGTCGCTGCGCAGCTCTTCGAACACGGCGCGCTTAAAGGCGCCGCTCAACACCGTGAACGTGTTCGCGATGGTCTTCTCGCCGATCTTGCCCACTTTGCGGATCTCGCTGATGAGGCGCTCGACGTCCTTGGGGCGCGTGTCGGATACGGCCAGCTCACCGAACCAGGTCACGCTCAGCACGTGGTGCTCGAGAGCCTGGCGCTCGTACGGCGGGCCCTTCGACTCGGTCTCGCGCCAGTCCAGGTAGCGCTCGAGCCAGGCGGCATTGGTGCAGCGCTTCGAGACGCCGGGCACGTAGGTCTTCGCCTCGATCTGCTTGGCGATCTCGTCGTGCTGGCGCTTGGCCGCGCGCGCGTCGTAGCCGCCGTGGATCCACTCCTGCTCGCCCTGCCAACGCAGAACGATCCAGTTGGCGGTTTTGCCGTTACGCAGTTTTCGCTGGACGATTGCCATTGCTGATCCAGTTGAGCAGATCGGTGCGGGTGAAGCGCCACTCCGAGCCGAGACGGCGGCCGGGGAGCTCGCCCGTGGCGGCGCGCTTCATGAGGGTGTGGGGCGAAGTCTGAAGAAAAGCGGCCGCCTGCTGGAGTGTGAAGACCTCGGCGCCTTCGGGAGCGGTGAGGGGCTTGGCGCTTTTCATGACTCCAAGATCTCCAGCCGGCGACCGTTGAGCCACATGCGCAAATGGTCCAGGTCGTGAAACACCGGCTTGCCCATCTTCTGCATCGCGTTGACCTCCCCGCGCGCGCCGCTCGACAGCTCCCAACCGTCGACCGTGAGCAGGGCGTCGCAGCGCCGCATCATCTCGAGCGTGGCAGCGATCCAAAACTTGTACGGCTGCACGTGCTCGTACTCCGGGAGTGACGTGTTGCTGTGCGGCACGATCGGGCAAGCGCCGAGCTTGGCTACCTCGACCCCGCGGAGCGCTGCCCGGTGGATGTTGGCCTCGACGGCTCCGCGGTCGGCTCCGCTGAAAGGGCCGGCGATGTAAACCAGTGTCGACGCGAGAATCATTTTAAAAGCCTCCCCTTCGTCTCCGCCTCGTAAACCGCCACTGCATCCGGCAGCACACCCATGCGCTGGCGGAGCTCGTGGCAGAAGGCCAACCTCTGCTCATCCGTCAACTCAACGCTCGCCACCCGCACAGCGACCGGCGTCGGCAGGTGGCCCACCTTGCGCTCGAGCGCGTCGAGTGAGCTGGTGAGCTTGCGCGTGCTGGACTCGAGCTTTTCGGCGCTTGGGGGTGTGCTGTAGCGGGAGGTCATCGGCAGCTCCTGATCGCGCTGGCGACGTCACGACCGGCACGCGCTATCTCGCGACCGGCTTCAGTGACCGAGCACTGCAGCCCGACCAGCGCCATGGCGATGCAAAGCAAGGCTATGTCCCTCACGACGCCCCTCCATTCGCCTTCACACCCGGCGTCGCCAGCAAAAGATTGTACGTCGCGATCCGCGCCTTCTCGCCCGGATGCTCCCAGCTGCACGAAGCGCCGCTGTAGCCGCGGAACACGCTGGCGGGGAAGGGCACACCGAGCCGCGCGCAGCGGTAGTGCCCGACCTTGGCCATCTTCGACGCCGCAGCGACCTGGACGGCCGTGTTTTCGAGACCGACGAGCTGGCCCCATACTGGCCGGGTGTGGTCGTTCAGGTGAAGCTGAAAGCCCGAGCGAGCGCGAAACTCGACGGAGCCATCCTTGTGCCGGAGCGCATCGCATTGATGCGGAAGGCAGATGCCAGCCTGCACGTCGAGCGACAACGTCGACTCGCGGAAGCCGATGGCACCGAGCACCGCGACCCATTGGCGCGGCGTGACCGGAGCCGTCTCTGACTCGTGCGCCATGGCGACGGCGAGCGCGTCGAGCTGCTGGCGCTTCTCGTCGAGGCGAGAGCGATCGGCGGTGGCGATGGGAAGGCGAGCCAGTGCGGCGCGCGTCCAGGCTACGTGCGCGCTCGGCGCATCGGCGTAGGCCGTCGCGGTCAACAGCATCAATCCCGTCAGCGCTTTCTTGACCATCGGAACCAAACCTCCAAGAGCACCAGGAACGCGAAGCAGGCCCAGAGCGGGGCCTCGAGAGTCACAAGAGCCCGAACAACGACCCCAACGAGAGCCCGGCACCGAAGCCGGCGAGCATCAGCACCGCGACCAGACCAGGCGGCACGGTCGCCACGGGCTTGTCGGCCACGTCGCTTGCAAATCCTTCCCAAGACTGAACGCGCCGACGCCCAATGACGCCGGATTCAGTGCGCACCGGCCCCGCTACCGAACCGCCGCAATGCAGGGACGCCACAGGGGGTGACGTGCGAAAACCCGGAGCGAGGCGTGCGGCTAGCATCGCTTACTCGCGCTCCGGGTAGATCGTGAGGCCGCGCTTCCAGTCGACGGCGTCGCCGAGGATCACGTCGAGCGCTGTCGGGCGGCCACGATCGAATACGGTGACGTCGCTGGCAGGAAAGCGATCGAGGTGCTCGCGGTAGATATCCGCGGCGTCGAACAATCCCTCACGACGCAGACGGCGCTCGGTCTCGCGCTCGAATTCAGTGAACGCGGCCATGTCGAAGGCAGGAGCGCAAGCCATCAGCCAACCCTCCGCGTGACCTGCGCCGTGAGCGCTCGGAGCTGCTCGAGTTGGACGGGGTCCGGAAGCTCTTCGCCGCTGCGCCACCGGTACAACGTCGAACGCGACACCTTCATCAGGTAGGCGACGTCGATCGCCGGGCAGCTAGCAGCCTGAAGCGAAGCCATGCAGCGCCTCACGTCGAGGCGGATGCTCTCGCGGAGCTGTGCCATGTCGGGGACACGGCAGCGGGCCAGGGGGCGCAGCTTCGCCTCACTCATGACTCAAGCTCCTGAACGTCTTCAGGTCGTCGTCGCACGCCTGCTGGCGAAGCTGCTTCAGCAACCGCGCCCGCGTGAGGTCGGCGCCGACGACGAGACCGATCGAGAACGCGGCGAGCGCGCAGACCACGAGCAGACCGAACGTGAGGAACCAGGGTTCGAGGCAGTGGGACATGGCTCACGCCACCGCCTGACTGAACGAGCTGTCGACGATGCAGACCCCACTCGGCGCCCCGCGACGAATCACGCTCTCGACGCGCGCGTGGGCGGCGTCGAATTCGGATTGCTGAGCGACCATCGCGCGGTTGAACTCGGCGATCGACTGAAGCTCGGCGTGCGTGAGGAAGCGGCCGGCGGGGAGGGCGGGGCAGCGGGGGCGCATCAGGCAGCTCGCCCCTTCGCTGCTCGCTTCGCCGCATCGACCTTCGCTTGCGCGGCCTCACCGGCAAGTCGCAGGGCTTTGACCTTGGGCTCAGCCCCTTCCCCGGAGATGAGCCAGGCCACCTTCACCCCGAGCACCTCGGCCAGGGACGTGATGGTGTTGAGGCCCGGGTTCGGGCGGGTGCCTCGCTCGATCATGCCCACGAGCCGGGAGCTGAGCCCGGCAGCACGGGACAGCACCTCCTGGCTGATGTCGGCCTTGGTCCTTGCGTCGGCGAGCCTAGCGGCGAGGTCGGTCACGGGGACTAAGGTATCCGCGGATACCAGAGTGTGCAACCGCTATTTTTTACACCCGCCTGTCAGCGGTGATTTTCGATGAAGTCAGCCTACGATCGGGTGGTGACGCAGACCGAAGTCGACGATCTCCTATGGCGGCTCGAGCACCTCATGGTCCTGCATGGGCTGAGCGCGCGCGACTGGTCCGAAAAGGCGGGCATGTCGGAAAGCACCCTAAACCGTGCGATCGGCCGCCTGCGCTCCTCAGAAGATCCAGACATACAGTTGGGAACGCTCACGAAGCTCGCCAATTTCGTGAAGGTTCCGCCCGAGTGGCTCGCGTTCGGCAAGGGTGTTCGCAAGATCGACCCGAAGTACCCGCAGCGTTCTGGCGCCATAGCGATGGCTGAGGCGCAGAAGCTACCCTCGGCGGCTATTGCCGAAGTTGAGGCGATGGACCCCGGAACCGACTTTGACCACCTCACGTGGTGGCAGCACCTCGAGGCCGCCGCTGAGCGTGCCCGTCTGGCGGAGTCGCGCATGTCGCCGCGCAACAAGAATCGCGTCCATCGTCGCTAGCTCCTGAGCTACGCGCTCGTCGCAGAGAACGAAGCCGACCGCCTTGCCGTCTTCGTAATAGGTGGCTTTCACGGCAGCGCCGAACCGCTCGAACTTCAGCATCCCGTCCCCTCGGCTGGTGTTGTGGGTGTCTTAACGCTTCACCGGTACGTAATAGTCCCGACACGTCTGGTCGCGCAATCGAAGTTAGACAAGGCCGGTCCTACCCTGTCCGTGTAGGTGGGGGTGCTACCTTTTTGATACCGTAGTGCGTTTTCGGGGTGGATACTTTGGTAATCGGTGATACGAATGTATCTACCGATGACGAACAGCGCCCTCGCCCGCCAAACCGCCTCGCTCGATCGCGCCCTCGACCGCCGCATCGCCCTCGGCCAACTCAGCACCGGCCCGGCCTACGAGGTCGTCCGCGCCCAGGGTCCCATCCACCGCCAGCGCGTCGAGAGCGTGAGCCACCAGGGCAACCACACGGTCACGACGACGAGCTGGGTCGAGGTTGCGCCGGTGGTGAGCCTGGAGGTCGCGTGATCAGCCTCCGCGCCCTCGCCACCGTCTACGCCGCCCGCACGGTGGACGCCGACGGCTTCGACCTCGAAGGCGAGCCGCTCCGCTCCAGCGTTGAGCGCGCCATCCGCGCCGACATCGACGCCAGCTCAACGACCATCGCACGCCTGCTGCCTGAGGAGACTTGCCCGAACGCCTATCGCGGTGAGCTGCGGTCCGCGCGCCACCGCTTGAAGGTCGCGTCGGCCGACCTGGTCGACGTCACGGCAATGCGCCTGGAGGTCACGGCAGCCGAGTAGCAGTCCCTCCGAGGCTGCGGCGCTCCCGGTGGCTCAACCCCTCCACGCCACCGACGAACGCCCCAGCCTCGGGAGTGCCGCAACCGCCCTGAGCACGAAGACCATGACCCGTAAAACCGCAACCCTGACCATCGTTACCTTTCGCGTCGTCGAAGAATCGGACGACGACGAAACCCAACCGCCGTCACTGCCTCCGTTCCCAATCGACGTTGAAGGCCAGACGGTCTCCGAGACCATTCGCCCGCTCGCCAAGGTGCTGCCGTTCGCGAGCAAGCTGCGGAGGTTGGCGTAATGCCTGCCCGCAACCCCTGGGAGCAACAGAAGCGCCGCGAGAAAGTCGCCGCGCTCACCCGCCACATTACCGAGCTCGTCTCGCTACTCGGCCTCACGCCGGAGAGCGACGGGTGGATGATTGCGGATCTGGTGCGCGGGTGGGGCGACAAGGAATGGCGATCTGCGGCAATCAATATCGGCAAGAAGCCGAACGGCAACAAGCCGCTCGTGGGCTTCGAGACGCGCCTGCAGGTCATCCAGCACTTCATCGAGAAGGCGCGCAAGAGCGCCTGACACCGTGACAAGTGAGCTTGAAAACATGCAACCCGTAGCCCTCTACACCGATCCCCACGGCCCGTATCCGAAGCTCTGCGAGGCTTGGGACGTGACGCGCGACGCTCGCTTGTACGCGGGCCCGGCGCCGGTCGTGGCTCATCCGCCCTGCGGCCCCTACTCAAAGCAGCGCCACAACTACCGCGGCACCGAGCACGACTGCGCGCCGCGAGCTCTCGAGCAAGTGCGCGCGTTTGGCGGCGTTCTCGAGCACCCGGCCGAATCGATGTTCTGGGATCTGGCCGGACTGCCCAAGCCGTACCCGCGTCACAAGCCCGGTACTATGCAGTACAGCGAGACGGACGCGCATGGCAGCTTTTCGATCTCGTGCGAGCAAGTCGAATGGGGCCACGTCGCGCGCAAGCCGACTTGGCTTTACATCGTAGGTGCGGACTGGCTCGAAGTCGCGCGCCTGTACGACGCTCGCCCCTATCCGGGCAGGGCGCCCACGCACTGGTGTTCAGGCAACCGGAACAACAAGGGCGGCGGCAGCGTGCCAACCGGGATCAAGGTTTGCAGCGCGCAGCAGCGCCGAAAGACCCCGCCGGCCTTCGCCCAGTTCTTGCTTGCGATTGCGGCACTGACCACTAGGGACAGCCACCAGCGAGCCTCACGATGAAGACCTGCAACTGCTGCTCCCGCCCCGTCGCGATCACCTCCGCCAGCCGCGTGCGCCCGATGATCAACCCGTTCATGTATGCGCTGCTCTGGGAGTGCGCCTGCCAAAACACGCTGAGTTGCGTGCTCTGGGAAGAGGTCGACGAAGAGGACCTGCTGCTCGATGGCGATCTGTACACGGCGACGAACAGCCTCAGTGATCTGAGGCCGGAGGAGGCGGCGTGATGGCTGACCAAGTTTTGCTCCCGCATAAGCTCTCGGAGCTGGCGCAGATGGCGCTGGACGACGTCGAGGCGATCGAGCGCTCCGGTATCCACGGTATCGAGATGGCATCGTGGTGCCGCTGGGACAGCACCGGTGGCCCGTGCGCCATGTGCGCGGCCGGCGCTGTCGCTGTTCAGCGTCTCGGCTTGTCCAGGACGGTGGTCTCACACGTCGAGTTCTACAAGCTATTCGGCGACCACAACGCCGACGCGCTCGTGGCCGTGGATCAACTGCGGATGGGCAATGTCGGCGCGGCCCTGTTGCTGGTCGAGGGATCTGAAGACTGGGAGACCGTCAACGACTCCGAGGAGCACGAACTAAACCGCGAGATCCCGCGATACGGAATCGACATGGCGGGATGGCACGCTGGCATGCGCGCGCTGATCGCCGACCTTCGCGAGGCCGGACTATGAACATCCACACGCCGCAAGTCACCGAAGCCGAGCTCGCCACCGCCATCACCGAAGCGATCGAGCTGGGGAAGAAGGATGCGAGGGCGGGGCTGGAGCCCAAGGGGCCGGATGAGATGCCGGAGGGGCTTGAGGTGGCTTGGGATGCTTACGAAGAGGCCTGGGAGGCCGAGATGGTCGTCATTGGGGGCGAAAGCTGATGGCCGCCACCGACCTCACCGAAGCCCTCGAATCCAGCGTCCAGGCTGCCCAGACCGGCGGCCGCTTCGTCGCGGCGTGGGATCTGCCGACCGAGGAAGCGCTGACGGCAGCGCAGGCGCAGCTGGCTCGCGGTGTGCGGACCCAGCGCCGGTTGCGAGCGCAAGAGGTGTTGCCGATGCCGACGGAGGACTCGCGATGAAGCCTGAGGAGCTGAAACTTCACAAAGACCGCCACGAAGCGCTGGAGGCGGAGGTGGCGCGCCATCGAGATCGCCACTCATCCGGTTTCTACGAGATGATGTGGGAGCGCACATTGGGCGAGCTGAGCGGCGGGGAATTCGACGCCGTCCTTGGGTTGCGGGTATTCGTCGCCCGACTACTGGCGCGAAACGATCGTCAGCAATTTCTCGACCAGGTCGCGACGCGCCTTTGCGTAATCGCTCGCAACGGATCAACCGCGAAGAGCGAGCTCGAGCAATACGCCCGAGTGGCTTACGACCAGGCCGAAGCTCTGTGGCGCGAGCGACAGAAGCGTCGGAACTCGCACGGCGACGAGGAGATCCCGTTCTGATGGTCGACTCGATCCTCGACCTGCCCAACGGCGTCCACCGCGATGTCGCGCCGGCCGTCTACCATGCGCCTGCGCTCGGGGTGGTAAGCAAAACCGCGCTCGACAAGATCCACCGTTCACCAGCGCACTACAAGGCGTGGCTCGACGGCACCGATGCCGAAGAGTCCAGCGAGGCTCTCGAATTCGGCGCGGCGTTTCACTGCGCGCTGCTCGAGCCCGACCGCTTCGCGGCGGAGTACGCAATAGCTCCCGACTTCGGCGACACTCGCAAGACCGACAAGACCACCAAGGAAGACGCGAAGGCCAACAAGACACGCCGCGATGAGTGGCGCACGGCCAACGCCGGAAAGCAGCCGCTCGACGCCTTCGATGCCAACTGCATCGCCGGCATGGTGGCGGCTGTCCGCCAGCACCCGCTCGCCGGAAAGATGATCCGCGACGGCGTCAGCGAGTTGACCCTGAAGTGGCGCGACAGCGAGACGGGCCTGACGTGCAAGAGCCGACTCGATCGGTACGTCGAGGGCCACGCCATGATCTTGGACGCCAAGTCCACGCTCGATGCGCGCTGGGAGGCTTTCCGCAAGGACATCGCCAAGTGGCGGTACCACGTGCAAGACGCGCTCTATCGCAGCGCAGCGGTCGAGCTCGGGATACCAGTGCAGTACTTCGTGTTTCTGGCGTGCGAGAAGCTGCCTCCGTACGCGGTGGCCACGTACACGCTCGACGCCGATGGGATCGGTCGCGGCTACAGCGCCGCGCGCGCCGACATCGACCTGCTCGCCACTTGCGTGCGGGACAACGTTTGGCCGGGCTATCCGGTCGGCATCAAAGAGATCGAATTGCCCCCGTGGGCCTGAAAGGAAAAGGACCGTGACCCAACAAATGAACCTCGAGCCCAAGAACGGGGCGCCGACACCCGCGAACGAGCCAGCGGCGGCGCTCGCGCCGGTCGACGACGTGCTGACGACCAGCGGTGAGCCCTCGCGCGTCTTGAGCGCATTCTCGGGCGAGAGCGCATTCATCGTCGCGCAGCGCATGGCCAAGGCGCTGAGCTCTAGCTCGCTGCTGCCCGAGACGTTCCGGAACAACATCCCCAACTGCATGATCGCCATGGAGCTGGCGAACCGCATCGGGTGCAGCGTGTTCATGATCTGCCAGAACATGGACGTCATCCACGGCCGACCGGGACTGCGCGCCAAGTTCCTGATCGCCACCGTGAACGCCTCCGGCCGCTTCGAGCCGCTGCGCTTCAAGTGGGAAGGCAAGCCCGGGACGGACGACTACGGCTGCCGCGCCTACTCCAAGGACCTGCGGACCGGCGTCCCCTGCGAAGGGCCGCTCATCACCTGGGGCCTGGCGAAGTCGGAAGGCTGGGTTTCGAAGTCGGGCAGCAAGTGGAAGACCATGCCCGAGAAGATGTTCATGTACCGCGCCGGCGCGTGGTGGACGGACCTCTACTGCCCCGAATTCGGCATGGGCATGGGTACCGCCGAAGAAGCAATCGACACCTACGGCGAGCCGGTGGTGAGCACACCAGCGGCCCTGATGCCGGGCACGCCGGCTGCGCTCGAAGCGGCGCTCACGGCGACGGCGCCGCTCGTGACGGCTGATGGTGAGGTGCTGTCCGCGCCGGAGACAGCCAAGGCGTCAGGCAAGATCAAGGCGCCCGTCGATGACGATCCGGAGCCGGGCAGCAACGGCTAACAGACGCGCCCAGCTCGCCGGGTGCAACGCAGTGGCGAGCCTTCGGATCCAACCCTCGCGGTTGGACTTCGAAGAAGGTCAGCGACCGAGCTTCCCCCAGCAAAGTCGCTGCCGCTTCTTCGGAGTTTTGGAGGAGAACATGGCAATCACCATCACTCACTTTCCAGCGGTCGGAATCGGGCAGCCACCGAGCGATGCGCCGTTCCAAGTCGGGGATACGGTCCGTCTAAAGCGCAGCGATGGCCCTCACCGGTTGGGACACGTCGGCAAGATCACCGAGGTTCGCCCGCGCGGGTTTACGCCCGAAGCGCATGGCGGTCGGTTCGTGTGCCGCGTCGACGGCACTAGCCACTATGAAGACGACCTGGAGCTGGTCTCTCGAAAGGAGCGGACCTTCTGCGGCATCGATCCTGCCAGCGACGCCCCCGTCGACGTGAAGGAGGCCTGCCACCGATTCAACATCGAGCAGCAGTCTGAACGCACCGGCCCCCACGGCGGCGGCTCCGACCTCTCCCACGAGCTCATGCTCTTCGAGCGCCAAAAGGCCGACGACGAGATGTCCGGTCGCCGGGCGGTGCTGGTGGCGAATCTCGCTGCTGAGCGCGTGAAGGAGTCGGGGAGCGCTGGCTTGCTGCACCCGATGAATCATTGGGGGCGGTTGCGCGGTGGAAGAAGGGATCGCTGATGCTGACACAAGAACAAATTCTCGAGACCGTGCGAAGCGGGCGCAAGTCGGAGACGATCGACGGTCGTGACTACGGGCGCCTGGTCGACTTCTTCCCCGTCGAAAACTACGAAGACTTCGGATTCAAGCTCCGGGATGGCGCAGAGCCAACCGCGCCCAAGCCTTGGACGCGCGAAGCGGTGCTTGAGCAGCTCCGCGAGGACGTAGCGTTTGGTTTCGAGAAGGCGCTCAACAAGCGCGGTATCTCCGCGGGCTGCATGGCGGAAGTGATCCGCATGTGGATGTGGGTGCTGGAGGAGCCCGACCCGGAAGAGACCGAGGGCTACGCACAGTATGGCCTTCCGATGTTCAAGGCAGTCGCGCTGAAGTTCGGCTTTGCGAACCCGATCGGCGACGACACGGGCCGCGAGTTTAAGTACTCGATGGAGGCCGACTGATGCCGAAAGAAAAAGCCCCCGTCATCCCCCACGTCGCCAGCGACCTCTGCGCCTGCGGTTACAACAAGCCATCAGGCGTCGCGAGGTGCGATGCGTGCTTCCGGTTCTTTGCGTCGTTGCAGACTCAGGGCGCAAAGCTGCTCGCCAATCCGAAGACGGCGGAGGAGGTGCGCGCCTTGATGGTCAAGCTGCTCATGGAGACGAAGCCCGAGCCGGCGGTCGAAGCTGGCAAGGAGCCCACCTAATGCGCCCCGCTCACATCGTCGGAGCCGAGCGCTTCGGACGCCCCAGCAACAAGCCGCGCACGTCCGGCACGCTGACGGCTCGACGCCGTTGGGAGAGGGCCTGCCGCGAGCTGTGCGACCTCACGCCGGCACAGCTCGCTTTCCTGCTGGCCGTGGTTTTGCACGAAACGCTCCATCACTGCTGCGTCTCGATCGGTCGCATGCAGGAGCTATCAGCGCAGCAAGAACAAGGCGAGCGCTTCGACACCAATTCGACCCCGAGCGAGCTCTACCAGCTGGGGCTCATCGAGCGGCTGGGCACCATCAAAGACCGGCGGTACACGCCGACGGCAGCGGGTGTACGCAGGGTGGGGCGGGCGCTGGTGCTCGTGGATGCTGTTGGGGCGGAGGCGGCGGAATAGATGGCGCCCAAGATCACGCTCACGCTCGGCAACGCTTTGGTATTCGCGACGCCAGAGCGCGTTTCCAGCTTCGACCACATGATCACGGATCCGCCGTTCTCGGCGCACGTGCACACGTCGGCCACCAGCCAGAGCAAGGGCGGCGGCACTCGCAAGCGCGACCTCGGCTTCGATTGCCTCACCGACACCGACCGCCAGAAGCTGGCCATTTGGTCTCAATCCGTCAAGCGCTGGTCGATCGTCTACAGCGACGTCGAGTCCGTCAACGACATGCGGATCGCGTGCGAGGCAGCTGGGGCGGAGTATGTGCGCACGATGCCTTGGGTGCGCTGGTCGATGCCGCAACTCAGCGGAGACCGGCCTCCGCAGGGCTTCGAGGCGCTACTCGTTACGCATCGCCAGTACGTTGGTCCCAGAGGCGGACGACGTCCGCTTGCAAAGCGTTGGAACGGCCCAGGCAATCTGACAGCCCTCCTGCACTCCTGCCTGCGCGGCGACGACAAGAACAAGGCCGAGAAGCCGCTCGACCAGGCGCTCGACCTCGTGAGCTGGTTCACGGAGCCCGGTGAAACCGTATTCGACCCCTACGCGGGGCGGGCAACGATCGGCCTTGCGTGCCGGCTGCTCGGACGCGGCTACGTCGGATTCGAGATCCGCCAGCGCGAGTTTCAGCGGGCCAAGGCGCGGCTAGAGGGTCCACTCAGCGCGCGGGACCTCGAGCGCATGCGGCGCTACCTCGAAGCTAGCTACGAGCCGCAGAGCGAGGCGGCGGGACCGGCTGTCAGGCGAGCTCGACAGCGAGCGGCGGATCGGGAGCGCGTCATGGCGTGGATGCCGATGCGCGCGGAGTACTTGGCTGAGGCAAGCCCATGACCCGCGCCACCCGCGAACGCGCCCAGCGCTCGGAGAATCGAAGGCTCCAATGATTGACCTGCTCGGCGACGACGGCACGACCATCCAGGTCGACTGCGGCCCCGAGTGGTGCGGCCGCTGCGAGTACCTCGACAAGCCCATCAGCAAGCCGCGCTGCAAGCTGTTCAACGTCGCTATCCACGCGGCGAACCCAGGCGATAAGCACAGCTACGGGCGCCTGCGTTGCGGTGAATGTCGCCAGCGTGAGCGCGCCGCGGTCGAAGCCGCGAAGCCGACTCGGGAGCAGCTTGAGGCGCGCATCGCGGAGCTCGAAAAGACGCTAGCGGCCGGCGATGCGCTAGCCCAAGCCGTTGTCCGGTGCGGCCTCCACACTTGGCAAAACATCCCCGTTCAGAGCACGCCGCTGGCTGTCGCACTTGGCTGCCGGATGTACGAGTACATCAACGCCTCGCCGACGTTCGAGTGGCCTGAAGACGAGCCGGGCAGGTTCGTGCCGAAGACGCGCGAGCAGCTCAAGGCGGAGCTTGTGAAGGCGCGTGGAAACTTTGGGAGCACGAGACAATGACCACCAAACCCAAACCCCTCGACCCCCGGACCCTTCGCTGGGCCGCGCGCAAGGCCGCTACCTACGAGCGCGAGCTTCGCCAATTTCGTGATGAGGCACAGGACTTTCGAAAGGCCGACATCTACGACCGGGCAGCCGCGACCGCGTTCGTCCTGAAGTCGACGTTTCTCAGCCAGGCGAGGCGGGTTGAGGGGAAGGGGAGGAAGAAGTGATGAGCAAACCCACCTACGAAGACCTCGCCGCCGAGAACGCCGCACTCAAAGACCTACTGTTCTGGGCCGGCAAACCCGGTCACCAAGTCTTCACCATCGACGGCGACACCTACTACGCGCACAACGGAGACGAAGCGCTGGTGTCGGCAGAGACGCCAGAGGAGCTGTGCGGGCTGCTTGGGATTGGTGACGAGCCGAAGTCCATCAGTGAGCAGGGAGGCAGCGAGAAGGCATGACCGAGAAGACGACGCGAGACGAGCCGATTGAGTTTGGTCCGGGTGTCACCTTCCACAACCTCACAGTCTTGCATGAGACCGCGCTGAGAAACCCCGCTGGGCGCTTGATGTGGGCATGCCAATGCTCGTGTGGCGCTCTAGTCCACGTTACGCGGAATGCATTGGTCACGGGAAACACCAAGAGCTGCGGCTGCCGCAAGCTATGCCGGAAACACGGCGGTCTCCATTCGCTGGAGTATCGCGTCTGGCAGGGCATGATTGCGCGCTGCACCAATCCCAAGTCGGTCAAGTGGCACCGCTATGGCGGTCGCGGCATCCGCGTCTGTGAGCGCTGGAGAAACTTTGCAGAATTCCGAGCTGACATGGGACCGCGCCCGAGCTTGGAGCACCAATTGGACCGCATCAACGGCGACGGCAATTACGAGCCCGGCAATTGCCGCTGGGTAACCCGTAGCGAGCAGCAGAGAAACCGCTGCAACAATGTTTATGTCGAGGTGGCAGGCGAGCGCATGTTGCTGGTCGAGGCAAAAAACCGCTTCGGCTGGCCTGACGGCAACGAGACTGCCTACGCCAGACGCGGAAAGAACGGTGTGCGGTATATCGGGAGGGCCTCGTGACTGACTCCGAGATTCTAGAGTTGCTCTCCGCCATGCCCACCGAGCGCCGCTTACGCATTCTCGAGCAGCTGCCGGAGTATTTGGCGCAACGTGACGAGCTGGAGCGCAGCGTTAGCATCGACGCGGCGCACGCTGAACTGGAGTCGTCGCAATTGGCCATGGCCGACGCGGAGTCGCGCGCCACCGCAGCGGAGGCCGAACTGGCTGCCTGGGAAAAGGCAATCGAGCACTTCAACGAGTGGCTCCATAGAAAGCCTGAACACCACAGAGCTTACGAGATGCTCCAGTTCGAATTGCGACACGTGCGCCACGCCTCACCAGCGCAGAAAGACCCACCGGAAGCGCGGGCGGAAGAAGCCGGAGCTACCGAGCCAGCCGCTTCCGAGCCCAGCCACGGCAGCGGAGGGGCGGAGCGGGTAACGCATGACATGGCCTTCGCTGCCATCGGTTCGCTTGCACTTGGTGG